TTATTTAATCATAGGCTTGATAATCCTTTTCATCCATCCCGGCATTATCTGCACATCACAGATTAGAGCCTGTCTATCGGATTCTTTGATTACCAATCTTTGTATTTGCTCCAGTTCTTTTGGACTGACATTAGGCTCTCCCAGACATCTAAGGGCTTGAACAATTAAGGCTATAAGCTGTGTCTTATACGCAAAATTGCGAGGAACTCCACGCTTTAATGTAACTTGTCGCTTCCCGATAGCCAGTTTCCGTGCACTTCCTGTAGTCAGGAACGAATAAGACATTGGCACCTGAGTAGAAAGTCCCAAAGCATTCAATGCTGTCTCGCCAGATGGGAGTATCTGGGCTTTATCTCGTATGGAAATAGCCTTGACAATATGTTCTATTGATGGCATAATGGGGCCGAACCTACTCATTCTAGGCTTCACATAAATGCCCGAGGAAATTCGTACGAGTTCTCCTTTTTCAGTTAAGTCCGTCAAAATACGACCAACTGACTCGGGATGATACTGCGGAAAATCATTTCTGAAGAAGATGGTGTCGTTCTCAGAAGATAGAATTTGTTGTCTAAGGGTCTGCTCATTCATACGCATGTTGGAAATTCTTCAAAAAATTCCAACGGCAAAGATAATGCATTTTCTGCATAAACCAAAAAATCCGGGAAGAAAATCTATATTTAATCTTCCAGTTGATGGGAATATACTACCATTCTTCACGCTTTTGTACCATTTCATCTATCTCTTTCCGAAGAAACAGCAACCGACCATTAGCCTTGAGATAGGGGATTTTCCCTGCCCAAACCCAGTTGTAGATGGTCTTTTGCTCCACTTTCAGAATCTTGGATACATCAATGATGTCCAAGTATTCTGGTTTCAAGGGCGGATGGACAGTCGTGTCAACGGATTGCTCTTGCAGGACAAGCAGACGGTCGAGTTTGTCCTCGACACTCATCAGCTTTTCAAACAATCGTTTCTGCCATGTATTTTCTGTATGATGTTCTAAGTACGACATAGTTCTCCTTTTTGATAGTTGCCATTGGTATCTTGTGCTAAGATACGTTGTTCTTTCATGTAGGCGATGTATTTCTTTGCGGTTCTGTCCTTGATTTCCATTTCGCACATCAAGACCTCGCAAAGTTCTTGGTAAGTGAGCTTGAGGTTTTTTCTGAAAGCCTCTCTGACAACACCGATAAGTTCATCGGTCTTGCGTCTTTCCTTGTCTTCCTTGGATTTTTCCCCACGGTAGACGTGCATGTCCTCAGCCTTATCCCAGCCGAAAAGCATCATCGGTACGTCCAACGGGCTTCCGTCACGGACTTTCAATACCTTCACCACAGAGTATTCGGGATTGTCATCTTTCTCAATGGAGAGAATACCTGCCGCCTTGCGTTGAAGTTCCGAGCCGATATGCCCGCGCAGCTTAATGCCGTTAGGCACAAAGTGAAGCACGCAGATGATACAGGTATTATAAATCCCTGCCAAGCGGTAAAGCTCATCCACAATGGCAATACTTTCTGTTTCATCATTGGCAGAACGTATCAAGTCGGCAATGCCATCGATTACCACAAGGTGAATGCCACCATGTTTATGATGAAACAAATCCATACTCTCACGGATAAGTTTCAAGCGGTCTTTGCGGGACAGCGAAGCAAGATACAGGGAATGGAAAAACTCCGGTACTGCCGTCAATGAAGCCCTGCGCAAAGTCTTGCCCAAGTTTTTGTGCAGTTGAGCCTCGGACTGTTCCGTATCATAATGCAGGACTGCCAAGCCTTTGGGATTGGCAGTAATCTCCAATCCCAAGGTTTTCTCTATAGGCAGCCGTTCATTCCCCAAAGCTCCGGCAAGGATGGCTCCTACATAGTTGCTCTTGCCTGTACCCTCACCTCCAGTAATGCAGAACAGATTGTCCTGCGTTCCCAAAGGGACACCATTCACTGCCACCACAGTCTTGGAAATATCCGGTGGATTGTCGTAGTCAATCTCACAGGAGCGAAGCATCATCATGGTTTGGCTATATAGGTCTGTAAACATCTTGGCAAGCAGTTCTTTCAGTTCCTTCGCCCCGTTGCCTAAGGCAAAGAAATCAGAAATGTCCTTTTCCGTCTTGGTTCCACTAAGTGGGAGTGTAAGATTCAAAACCTTGTATTCTGCCAAATGTTCAGCTTGTCTATACATTTCCCGCACACCCGTCTCATCTGCATCATACAAGAGTATGATATGCCGAAAGCGAAGTTGAAGGCTCTCTATGATGCTTTCCGGTATTTGTGCCGTTTCACTGTTGAAGCAGATTGCATTGAACCCGTGCGCATACAACGAGAGTACATCTTTTTCCCCACCTGTAATAAAGAGCATATCTCCTTTGGTGGGAATCTGCTCCATGCCGAAACAATAGGTCATAGGCATCCGCCCGCCATAGAGAAAGCGGATTTTCGGACTGTGAGGGCGATATATCTTGACATAGCCATTTCCAATATAGGCGAATATCGGTTCTGTCGGCGAACTATGAAGCTCAAACTTCTTACCTTCGGCTGATACGCTCTCATACCGCTTAAGACTCCGTACACGAAAGCGACGGAGTGTATCTTCATGGATTCCGTAATGCGCCCAATAGTTCAGCAACCCATCGTCAAATGGCTGTATCTCGAAACTGTATGGGCGTTCTTCCGTACACTTGGTTGTATCAGCCTTGGGAATGGGAACGATTGGATTTTTATATGCTGACGTGATATGGCTGCTATGCTTTTCACCATCACATAAAGAATACAATCCAAGTTCTTGTACAATCGTTTCCAATACTTCGGGAAAACTTGTTTTCAGGTTCAAATTACGGAGGGTTGCCACAAACCAGAAGCAATCCCCTGAATAGGTGGTATCGCCATGATCATAGAATTTGTAAGAAGAAGTTTTCCTGTCGTAGTAGATATGGCAGGAAGCCCGCCTATCGTCATAGAAAGGGCTTCGGAAGTTGCGATGAAGGTTTACCTCAAAGCCGAGAAAATGGGAAAACACATTCAGACCTCCTTGTGTTAGCAAAAGAATCTGTTCCTTTTCTATCATAATTGTCGGTTTTTAGGGTTAAGACATGAACTCATGATGAGATTGTCCTTGAAACGGTTGAGCCGACCAAGAACCTCGTCGTTTCTCATACCTGATACGCGGAGCCGGTTACATTTCGTGGCTATCACGATAGACTTGAAGAAGTAGCGTACATCGCCACCTTCCGTGTAGCGATACCGTACCAACTGTTTCTTGCGCCAGCTATAAAGGGTGGACTCTGAAACATTCAGAGCCCCGATAAGGTCTTTGGTTGTCATCTCCAGCTCGTCATCAATGTCTTGAATAAGACGGGAGGTGCGCTCAACATACTGCTCAATACGATTGAGCTTGTCTATCAGTTCCTGATAGGCTTGGCTTTCTACTGCGATTATTTCCATCTTTTCAACTTGGTGCTTTTAATTGTTATATCCATCCCAGAATTTGCAAGGTATTGCATAAGAGAGTTGTAGGCTTCTTTTGTATACACCTCAACGTGTACTTCTGCAATAGATCTGGGAAGATCTTGTCCATTACTTGCGAGATATGCAAACATCTCATAAACATTTATCTCCAAAACAGTCGCATAGTTTACTATTTGGAGAAAATCCATTGTAATCTGACCAGACTCCCATCGGGATATTGTACTTTCATCAACTCCCAATTTCTCAGCTATATACGCCTGTTTTAGATGTTTGTTCAATCTCTCATTTCGAAGAAATTCCAGTAACTCTTTCATAAACATAAAGTTATAGAAACATCTTGGCATGAGCAACCCGTCACACGCAAGTTTATGTACCCTCTGCAAGTCGTCATGCACCAGATGCAATTTTTTGTTTGGTGGCGGATGCAAAGGGTATCTATATCACTCATAAGATAAATATAGTAAACTTATATAGAAATAAATAATAACATAATTTACCTTTTATAGTGATAAAGCTATAAAAGATCACCAATATCAGGCTGTCACACACAAGTTCTCCAGTGCAAGGTGCAAGACCCCTTATATATAAGGGCTTGCACCTTGCACTGGAATGTGTAGCAGTAAAATCTCTAAATATTTATGGTACAAAGATTTGGAGGTTAGTACAATTTTATATACCTTTGTACCGAAGCAAAGAGAGCAGTTGTGCTTTCAAAAGGTAGTCAGAATGGTAGTCATCAAGCGGTCAAAATACTGCTACAAAAATGCTACACTACTGATTTGTCAAAATTGATAGAACATTTAATTACAACGAGTTAGAAGAGTTTGGTTCATAAACCCCTCTTTCCGCTTAATTGTGTAAATGATAATCCCTATATCGTCAAGATATAGGGATTTCTTATTGCTCTTTATACATATGTTTACACACTAGTTCTTGCTTATTTTGCTTTTTAAGGAGTATTTGGAGAGTTGTTTCTCTTACTTTTAAAGAATCTTGTTATCGTCTCTTTCGTATCTATAAACAAAAAAGGTATGTCTAATGACATACCTTCTTGTGATCCGCATGGGGCTCGAACCCATGACCCCAACATTAAAAGTGTTGTGCCATAACTTGCCTAACCTATTATATATTAGTTACTTTCGTTGTTTTAATTTATTTATTGGATACGCATAAGCACATTTTTCTTTGTTTATATGTATGTTTGAAATCTTAAAATATCATAACACAGATTGATTATTTAGTTTAATCTTAGGTTATTCTAAATAAAATCACTATCTTTGCATTACTATATTAAATACAACAATACAAAGATAGTAATAAAAGAGCAATGAATGAAGAGATTTTGAAAATAGTTTTAAACGATAAATCTTTTAGCAAGGATGAGTCTGTTTCTATTGTTGGAGGTTTACGTAGATTTACAGAGCTTTGTGCAAAAGGTTTAATAAGGTATAATAAGGCATCTTCTTCTCAGAACGGAAGATGGAAGTGTAATGCTTATGATGTTTTGAAAAACGCAAGTCTTTAACTAAACCAAAATCAATATGGAAAAGAAAATTATTGCCTATAAAGGCTTTGACAAGGAATTGAAGTGCAGAGGATTTCAGTACGAAGTCGGCAAAGAGTATGAAATGAGCGGAAGAATTGCGTGCTGTGAGAGAGGATTTCACGCTTGCGAGTCTCCGTTAGAGGTGTTTGACCATTACGATATGCTTAACTCTCGTTTTGCAGAGGTAGAGCAATCTGGAGAAATTAACAAAGAAGAAAACTCAACGAAAGTTTGTTCTTCAAGGATTAAGGTAAAGGCTGAGCTGAAATTAGCAGACATTATTAACCTTGGAGTTGAATGGATAAAAGATATCACTTCGCCAGCTAAGCTAAAAAAAGAGACGGACTTAAATGATAACGGTAACAACTATGCTCAGATTGGTTCAAGTGGTTACTCTGCTCAGATTGGTTCAAGTGGTTACTCTGCTCAGATTGGTTCAAGTGGTTACTCTGCTCAGATTGGTTCAAGTGGTGACTATGCTCAGATTGGTTCAAGTGGTGACTATGCTCAGATTGGTTCAAGTGGTTACTCTGCTAAGATTGGTTCAAGTGGTGACTATGCTCAGATTGGTTCAAGTGGTTACTCTGCTAAGATTGGTTCAAGTGGTTACTCTGCTAAGATTGGTTCAAGTGGTGACTATGCTCAGATTGGTTCAAGTGGTTACTCTGCTAAGATTGGTTCAAGTGGTTACTCTGCTCAGATTGAGAGTACAGGAAATCACTCTGTTGTTATGGCAGCTGGTAACAATTCTATTGCTAAGGCTAAGATTGGCAGCTGGATCACCCTTGCAGAATGGAATTACGTTGATGACGTTTGGACTCCTATCTGTGTAAAAACAGAAAAAGTAGATGGCGAACGTATCAAGGCTGATACCTTCTACAAACTTGTTAATGGTGAATTTAAGGAAGTTGAGGAATAGAATGACACAGAAAGATTTAGCAGAAGAGTATCTCATTAAGGCAAAAGAGAACGCTATACGATTCAAGGATGGCAAATTCCCTGATATGCCTTTGTATCAAGAAAACGACATCAAGGCAGCTTTCAACGCAGGGCGTGAGAGCGTGGTGGAGAATATGCCAAGACTTCTATTTAAGGAAACACGAGAGGGGCTGATAGCTGACAATGGAATATTTGAGTTTATCTATCATATCTATAAATCTGCATCAGTAGATGAACCACGATACGCATTTGCGACCTCCTACGAAACGCCAATCCAATGGTACGGCACATTAGAGGAAGCGATGGACGCAGCAAACGATGACTATAAGAAACGAATTAAACAAGCATTGGGGTTATGAAATGTATAGAAACATACAATAAAAGGACTTGGTAAAACAAGGAAAGTCCACCGTCAACGGGTAATGTTATTTGTTTTGATGGTTGTACTACATGGCATGGAGAAAAGATGCATAATACATTCTTACAAATCTCAGATTGCAACTGGTCTATCCGCCTGCACAAGACAGAAGATGATAGCATTACCGATTTTGTTGATAAGCTGAAATTGTTAAACAAAGAGATTAGTAGTTTTATAACTCATTTGGAAAAGAACAGAAATACACAGAAAGATTATTATTCTAATTAAATAAAAGTATTATGAAAGTAGAATTACAATGCGGTGATACAATCACCATTCCTGATGGTTGCAAGGCAACTATTAAGGACGGAAGTGTAGTCTTTGAGAAAGAAGTGCAAGAGTTCAAGAATGGGGACGTGCTTTGCTCTGTATATAATAGTACAATAGTCATATTTAAAGAAATGCACGAAGACAATAGTAACCGTTTTTACACTCATTACAATACTAATCATAGTAGTAATGAAAAATGGAATAAGGACGCATTTCGCCACGCCACAGAAGAAGAAAAGAAAGAACTCTTTGACCTGATGAAAGAAAATGGTCTACAATGGAATGCAGAAGAGAAGCGAGTAGAGAATATTAGGTGGAGAGCAAAAAAAGGCGAAGAATACTTTATGATAGAAGCGAATGTCAAAGTCAAAGCGTATAGAGATGATAACGGTTGGGACGATGATTTACTCTACAATGCGCTTAACTACTTTCACACCCAAGAGCAAGCCACGGAAGCTGCAAAGCGTGTGAAAGAAACGTTGCGAAAGTACCACGAGGAGATAGGAGAGTAGAGAGGGGAATATATCCTACGATATACAATTGTGACACGCACCACTCGTAAACGTGAGTGGTGTATATCACTCCAATTAATCATCAGATAAAAGAAAATGGGCATTTATTATACAAAAAGACGAGCAGAACTTGTAAATCAAGCATCAAATATCAATGGTAAATTTTTCCCACGTTGCCTACACGCACGGCTAAGAGAAATTGCACGGCTTGACGCTTACCATGATAACAGACCTTACAAGGAGGTGGAGAAGGAGATTTTCGAGCAATGGGGCGTGAAGAAGAAATAACCCCTTTGTGCGTGTGTATTAATCTTATTTTAAATTATAATGATAAAGGATAATATGAGAGTAGTTTTAGATATTCATTTTGATGGGAAGAATATTGATGATATATTTAACCTCCCGTGCATAAGTGGTATTGCGAAGGATAAGGACAATAAGCCTGTTGCCTCCCTGTATCGAGAATCCACAGAGGGACGCACAACGCTATCTCTTGGCGACCATATTTGTCAATATGCTTCAGGTAAATGGCAAGTGTATGGGAGTACGGCTGCTGAAAGTGTTAATCATATAGGGAAGTATCGCTATGAATAGTTTTAAACAAGGGTTGTTAAATCCAAAGGAATTTGTCAAGTCGTTTTGTCTTGATGAGAATAGTCAGCAAGAAATGTATAATACTATCTCATCATGGTTTCATGTCATCGTGGGCGGAACGAATGATGTTGCACACAGCACCATGCTTGACGCTATTAATGAGATTAAGAAAACAAATCTTTATCGGCAGAGAGTGAAGAAGGCGTGCAAGGACGCATTGAGCCGTTATGAAGTGTTTGACAAGGCAAATATGGCTGACATGCGTTCGGAAGAGCATGATAGACGGCAGCTTTATATGGACTTCCTCGATAGTGTGAACGAACGATTAAAGCCGCATATCATTATCCTGCGACAATCTATCAAACGGGTGCTTGATAGGAATAAGATAGCGGATAGCGAACTGAAATCGCATATTCTGACAGCTTACGAAATGATTAACTACTCCGTTGAGTTATTCGATAAATTCTTCAAAGCGTGGCCGCCATGTCCTCCTATCAATCTTGTGAAGACATTTGAGAAAGCACGTTTGCATCCTGTTCGGCAAGCGTGGCAAATAGTTGAAGATACTATCTGTGACGATTGCAGAGGAATCGACCTTAACAAGGATAAAGATTGTCGCTTAGCATTTGATATTATCGAAACAAAACTTATATCCGAGCAGAATCTTCAAGCAAGCAGCGAAGAGGCTCTTAGCCTTAACCCGAAGGAAAAACTTGTTGCCGACAAAGCTATTCTGCAATATGATCGACAGGAACATAACAAGATGGTTCTTTCGGAGGCGCAGGTGGCTTATCTCAAAGAGAATTATCTTACAAAAACAAATCGTGAACTCGCTGATACAATCGGTTGTGGACTGACAAAACTTCGGGAGTTCGCAAAGGAATTAGGTTTAACAAAAAAGCAAATAGCATGAGAATGATTACATTATTAATTGCCCTATCTGCCTTCGTGTTCGTTACATCATGCAAGCGACAAGTAATTAAGGGAGTTGTTATCGCAAAGGGCGAAACAGAATACGCAATAGAACACATCGACAAAGGTGTACTTCCTTTCGAGTTCCGCTCCGTTCCGAGAAGTTTCATCCTATATGTCAAAGACAGCGTGAAGACGCACCGAGTGAAAGTAAACAAAGAAACATTTAACCATGCCATCATTGGCGAACAAATAAGACTTAAACAGCAATGAGCAAGCAAGACTTTTACGACCTTATGCACTTTGCAAGGTCAAACAATCTGATGAATATTCCTCTAAACATCGTTATTCAAAAGTACAGAATTTCAAAAGGGAGTGCCAAGTAGGTGCTCCCTTTTTTGTTATTTAATTATTGACCCAATGCCAAATATAAGGTATTCAAGAGAAATGTTGAAGTCCTTTGCTAAAAAAGCAATATAATCAACCTTTAATACTCTACGTTCAGGCTCTTTCCTGAGTGTGTATAGGTTCCAATAATTTAAGTTGTGCATATTAGCAAAAGTGTTTAAGCCTCGTATTTCTCTCTTTGCTATTAGATAATCAATAGCAATAAAGAAACGTTTGGTTATAGCTGTTGCTTCAGGAGAGTTTAAACGCATATTATTTTTCGTTTAGAAGTTTCATTAGCATAATCACAAGTTTGTTTTTTATCTCTTGCGTATTGTCTATCTGATCCTGCATTCTATCAATTTGATGTTGTAGTTTGCTTATTACAAGTCTTTGACTTTTTATGATATCAATCGCTTTAATATGGCTTGACTTATAGAAGTCTTCCATATTCTCTGAAACAGCAAAGTTATTTACAGTTGTGCTATGACCAGTCACCTGTGTGCTACTACCATTATTGGAATTAGCGGACTGCTATCCATTTGAATTTATTTTTGCCATTACATTATACTGTTGCTATATTCTTTTGTTACGCATCCGAGAACCATATCGATATGCCTTATAGACGATTTAGGAATCTTTATAGGAGAATGCACAAGCGTTCCGTCTGGATAAGTTTCTGTGTTTGAACTATATGCGAAAACAAACTCATCTCCTCCGTCTTGTAGTCGTTTAGTTATTCGAAACTCAGATGTTTCAATACAATAGTTGCGCCCCCATATAAGTAAATTGTGGTCTTTTACACGTTTCAATGCAAGTATAGATCCGCTTGGGTATTCTACCATACTGTCTCCATAGTGTCTTATTGCAGATGTAGCATCGCCAAACCAATCACCAGCGTCTATGTATTCTACGTGATAACTATCGACTTCGTTTGCCATCATAGAATTGGTGCCTCCAATAGTAGATATATCCTCGTAGAAAGGTATTTTTGTACGCTCTACAGTATTGTTGTTGGTAACGGATGCGTTACCATTTATGGAGTTTGCAGAATTGTTACCATAAGAGTTGAGTGTATTACTATTTGGTTTAAGCATCTCACCTTTACCTTTCATTAACCAATCCATATTGAGCTCAGGATATCGAGTTGCTATAAGATTCTTAGAGCTATTTCTCATTCTTTCGTTAGTATTTTTAACGAAGGCGTTTCCGACACCAATGCTTTGCTCAAACTGAGACACACTCATTCCGAGATATGATATAAAATCGTTTAACCTTTTCTGTACCTTATTCATATATTAAAATATCTTAACAGTAAGAAATTATTTAGATTACTCTAAGTTTAATCTAAATATATTTATTACCTTTGCACTATAATATTAATTACAACAGTGCAAATATAAATAAAGTATTTGAAATAAACAAAAGTATGAAGAAAAACAAGGAAAAAATAACCCTACAGGGATATTATGAGAAACTTCCAGAAGCGGAGTATCCTAAAACGAATTTTATTAACACAGTTGTATCAAAGACTGGTGTATCTACGGCTACTGTTAGAAATTGGATATTCTATGGGATGAAGCCAGCTAACGACAAACATATCAATGTACTTGTGGAGCTTACAGGCATACCAGCAGAAGAGTTATGGGAGAAGTAGAATTTTACATATTTGACGGAGAACTTTGGTGTAAATCCGAAGATGGTAAAAATCAAGTTGTAAACGAGTCTAACACAGAACTAATAGGTTCTGTATTAGGACAAGTTAGAGAATGTTATCCTGCTGCTTACAAAGCTCTTTCAAAGGAATATTCAAGAAGTAGTGCAAATGTCCCTTATTATCAGTATTTGATGGTTAGAAGATTTTGTAAATGTAATTTTGGCAAATTGGATTGTACATCTTCTGATATTGATATAAGTGGTAGATATCACTTTGAAAAAGTAGATTGCCCTTTAAGAGGTGAGTGTAAGCACGAGGGAGTTATATGTTCACCTAAGTTCAACTCCAAGTTATCTGAACAAGAATTGCGAGTAATGAAACTTGTTTACAAAGGTGTTAGTAAGGAAGAGATTGCTGAACAGTTATACATTTCTCCTTACACGGTTAAGAACCATATCAAGTCGGTTTACTTGAAATTGGGAATACATGAAAAGTCTGAATTTATTCAGTATGCGAATGATAATAATTTGTTTAATTAAACACACTAAGAGCAATGAGTTTATTTAAGAAGCCTTCGGAGTTGGCTATTAACTCCACAATTAAGGTGCTTATCTATGGAGCACCTGGTATGGGAAAATCTACGTTAGGCTTATCAGCACCAAGTCCTGTTTTGTTGGATTTTGATGGCGGTGTACAACGTGTAAATGGAGCTTTCCAAGTCCCAACACTGCAAGTTGAAAAATGGGATGATGTTATCGCTGCTCTCAACGAAGACTTGTCTGAGTATAAGACAATCGTTATTGATACAGCAGGCAAGGCCCTCGATTTTATGTCAGCTTACATCATTAAGAATGAGCCAAAGATGGCAAAGCGTGATGGCAGTCTTTCACTTCAAGGATTTGGAGCAAGAAAGAATATGTTTATCAACTTCTTGAAGCAGGTGAGCATGATGGGTAAGAACCTTGTTTTTATCGCCCACGAACGAGAGGACAAAGATGGAGAACAAAAGATTGTTCGTCCAGAAATGGGTGGTAGTTCTGTTGGTGACCTTATCAAGGAGTTGGACTTGGTAGGATATATGCAAGCCTACGGAGAGAAGAGATATGTATATTGGGGTGTGAACGAAAAAGCATACACCAAGAATACTTGCAATCTCCCGAATGCAATGGAAATTCCTACAATCATTAACGAACAGGGATCTGTTACAGGAGAGAACCGCTTCCTTACGAACATCTTTGATAGTTATCATGGCTACTTAAAGAGTGAGAGAGAAACTCGCAAGGAATATGACGAATTAATTGAGTCTGCTAAGGAGGAAGTTGAAGCTATTGTTGATGCGAGCACTGCCAATGATTTCTGTAAGTCATTTGCAAAAACAAAGCAGATTTGGGACAGCAAACTTAAGATTGGTTTGCTTGTTAAAACAAAGTGTGACAAGTTAGGTTTGAAGTTTAACAAAAAGAGTAAGATGTATGCTTAAATACAGATTTTATGCTACTCTGCTTGACCGCTTTCAAACATATTTGGACACTCAAGCAGAGGATTACTTCTATCAAGATGAAGAAGGTAAATGGCATAAGAATTACTCTGAAACAGAAGATACGCTCCACTTCTCACAAGAAGAAGTGGACGCTCTTCTAAAGCAAGAGTTATTAGATGCTATTAACCGAGTGCCACATGAGCCGTCAGAAGCTGCAAGCAAGGGTACCGCTTTTAATGAAGTCATTGATTGTATTATCCACAATAGGGGAAGTGAGAATGATAACGTTATTATCAAAACTATAACAAGTGGGACAGATTTGTTTAATGCACGGAATAGGAACCATGTCCGCATTGCTAATAAGTTGGATGGGATAATTCCAATAATCCCAGAACATGATTTACCTCACTGCGAAGCTCTATGTAAGAAAGCCATATCGACATTTATATATGCTGCATGTGATTGTTTCGAGTTCCTATTTGACATACCTTTCTGTAAGTCTGTTGCAGAGTATTTCAAGGGCTCTTTAAGTCAAGTGTTTACATCAGCTACTATTGATACTAAGTTTGGCGAAGTTGAACTATACGGATACATAGACGAGTTGCGAGAAAATAAGGTCTATGACTTAAAGACCACTTCTCGGTATGAATTCGGTAAGTATGCTAAGTACTGGCAAAGACACGCATATCCATACACACTCATTGAAAGTGGAATGTGCACTGAGATTAACTCTTTTGAATTCACTGCATACACTTTGAAAGGCGGTACCAGTCGAACACCTCTCATTACAGGGGTTCAGTACCCAGAAGTATACCAGTATGATCACGAGCAAAGCAAAGTATTACTGAAAGAAATTTGCGAGCGATTTTGTGAGTTCCTTGAGGATAATAGGAGTTCAATAACAAACAAGAAAATTTTCAACGAAGAATAATATGGCAAATCAAATAAGCGGAAAAATTCTTTTGATAGAGAACGCTGTTGATGTTCCTACAAAGAATAATGGTGTTTTTACAAAGAGGCGTATTGTGCTTGACGCATCTCACTATGACCCTATGACAGGGCAAAAGTTTGAGAACTATCCAGCCTTTGACTTTGTAATGCGAAACATTCCAAAGTTAGACAGTTTCAAAGCTGGTGACATGGTTACAATTTCTTTCGCTCTTAATGGTAGGTCTTTCGAGAAAGATGGCAAGAAAGATTATTTCACGTCAGTTGTAGGATATGACATTGTTCCATATCAGCGACAGAACGGAAACTATCAGCAACCAAGTAATAGTCAGCCTGCTACTTCGCAAGGAGTGCAAAATAGTACGAATGAACAGAGTCAAAGTCAGCAAGGTAATGTAGCTTCTCAAAACGAAGATGATTTACCTTTCTAAGATATGGAAGAAAAGTTATCCCAAAAGAAAGTTATACTCGACCACTTGAAAAAGTTTGGTAGTATAGAGCCTCTTACTGCTTTACGAGAATATGGATGTTATCGTCTTGGTGCTCGTATCTCTGATTTGCGTAATGATGGATATAATATCATTACAGAAACTATAAGGTCTGTCAGTCGTATCACTGGCAGGCCAGTTCACTTCGCAAATTATAAGTTGGTTAAAAATGGCTCTGTATAATCTCTCGAATGAATATGACTTGCAAAAGTTCAAAGAGAAGTGCAAGGATATGGAGCGTAAGAAAGCTTATGTCGAATTGAAGAATAAGTTAACTACTCGCTCGTTGGCACAGAATTCATATCTGCATGTTATCCTTGGATTTTTTGGAAGCGAATATGGATGCTCGTTAGATGAGGCAAAAATAGACTTTTATAAGCGTAAGTGCAATGAGGATATATTTGTCAGGACAAGAAAAAATAAGTTCGGGAAAGAGGTGAAATACCTTAGAAGTTCCTCAAGTTTAGATAAGGCTGAAATGTCATTGTCTATCGAGAGATTTCGCAATTATTCAAGTTCTGTCGCTGGAATATATCTGCCAGAACCGAGAGAGACTGAAATGCTATTTTATGCTCAACAAATTATTGAACAAAATAAAGAGTTTTTATAATGAAAGAGATATGGAAAAGCGTAAGTGGATATGAAGGACGCTACGAAGTTTCTTCCAATGGAAAGGTTAAGAGTGTTGAAAGATACAAAAATGACAGAGGGAGAAATATTAAAGTAGAAGAAAAACTTTTATGTCAGCAAAAGACAAGAGACGGCTACCTTCAAGTGTATCTTTCAAAGAACGGAGTTACTAAAGGTCTAAGAGTTCATCGTTTAGTCGCCTTAGCTTTTATTCCTAATCCTAATAAAAAGCAAGAGGTAAATCATATTAACGAAATAAAGACAGATAATAGAGTTTGCAATCTTGAATGGGTTACAAGGGTAGAGAATGCAAATTGGGGTACTAAGCAAAAAAGGTTTTCAGAAAAAATGCGAAATTATAAAAAATATAGTAAACCTGTAATTGGAATCTCAATGATTGATGGCTCTGAAATATCTTTCCCATCTGCCCAAGAAGCAAAAAGGCAAGGGTTTAACCAAGGCAATGTCAATTCATGTTGTCGAGGTGAAAGGAAGTCTCATGAAGGATATTATTGGAAGTTTAAATAAAATTTAATTAGAATTAAAATTATGCTCGCAGATTTAAAAGAGTATCGCCCAGCAAAGATTGACTTTGTGTTGGACGACAAAGCAAAAGAAGAATTTAAGGATGTTATGGTGCTTTGCAAAGGCGCCAAGTCTTCAAAAGAAGTTTTGAAAGTATTTCGTGAGAAATTCAATTGTTTGTTCCCAGAAGGAGAGTTGGCTACTCGTCAGTATGATGCTCACGAAATTGCAATGATTCGTGAAGAGTATTGTCTGAAAGAAGAGAACGATGTTCCTAAGCGTAAACAGGAGTTGCAGGAAACACTTGAAGCTATCAAGGCAATGAAGAAGAATGCTGAGGAAGCGTACAACTCTATTTTACTAGAAATCGCTGATTTGGCAGCAAGAGTAAAAGAGGGAACGACCGATATCAAGTTGTCTTCCACTGAAACAGTTCGCATTGCGCTCAACGGCTATTTCTTATTCTATTCATGGGTAGATGGAGAAATGAAGCTCGTTAAAACACAGAAGATACCAGATTGGGATCGCAACACGTTATGGTCACAGGAGGATGTAAACCGTGAAGCTATGAAAGAACTTTTCGGGATTGAATTCCCAGAGGTAGAAAAGCCTGCTATGAACGAAAATGGAGCGCAGGAAGAAGATGATGATTTGCCATTTGGCGATGAGGATTAAGTAAACCAAGTTGAGGGGGTGAACGAAATAGACACCCCCTCTCTTTTCACACTAAGAGCAATGAAATATACACTTCGAGATTATCAGAAACAAGCATCAGACGCAGCTGTTAAATCTTTCTTAAGTTCTAAGAAATCGAATGGGATAATAATAGTATCGACTGGTGGTGGAAAGTCTTTAATTATAGCTGATATAGCTTCAAGGTTAAATTCTCCACTGATTGTGCTTTGCCCGTCAAAGGAAATATTGCAACAGAACTTTGAAAAGCTACAGAGTTATGGAATACTTGATTGCGCTTGTTATTCTGCTTCTGTCGGTTGTAAGGATATCAATAGAATCACCTTTGCCACTATCAGAAGCGTAATGAATCACATGAATGATTTCAAGCATTTCAAGTATGTGCTTATAGATGAGGTTCATGTTGTTAATAGCAGAGGTGGAATGTATGAGAAATTCATCAATTCACAAGATAGGCAGGTCGTAGGATTAACAGCAACACCATATCGTCTTAGTTCGTATATGAATGGCTCAATGCTGAAATTTCTCACTCGTACACGACCACGCATTTTTAGCGAGGTTTTATACGTCTGTCAAACATCAGATTTACTTGCAAAAGGGTATTTGGCAAACTTAAAGTATTACGATTTAACTGCAATCAATATTGAGAACGTTATAAGTAATTCAACAGGTGCCGATTATGATGAGAAGTCTTTGAAACTTGAATATGAAAGAAGCGGCTTTTTTGATAAGCTCACAACTACAACATTGCGAGTTCTGAAACCAAAGAATGGTATTCCACGCAAAGGAGTATTAGTTTTTACTCGCTTTGTCGAAGAAGCTGAGAACCTTGTTGAGAAGTTAAAGATAAAAGGAGTTTCCGCTGCTATTGTTACAGGTACAACTCCGAAAGTAGAAAGAGAGAAACTTCTAAATGATTTCAAAAGTGGGAAAATAAAGGTTGTTGCGAATGTTGGAGTTTTGGTTGTCGGTTTTGACTTCCCTGCATTAGACACTGTTATTTTAGCACGTCCGACCAAATCGCTTGCATGGTATTATCAAGCTGTTGGTAGGTGTATCAGACCTTTCAAAGACAAAGATGGGTGGGTTATTGACTTAGCAGGTAACTATAAGCGTTTCGGCAAGGTTTCTGATTTGAAGATAGATGTTGAGAAGCCAAACTCTCAACTTTGGTGTGTGAAAAGTAATGGAAAAATTTTAACTAATAGAATATTTTAGAATGAGTGATATTTTGGATATGCTGCGTGACTTTACGCATTTTACACAAAAGATTGAACGTGATATGTATGAAACAGCTAAAAGGATTCAACTTCCAGACGAGATTGATATATACAACTTCTTTGAGCAGTGGGGCGGACGTGCAGAGTGCAGGATGTATGACTATTCAATGACGCTTTGTAGTATCGAGGATTATGTCCGATTTTATGATGATGCGATTAACATACGCTACCATATCGGTAAAGCAAAATACTATGCGCTACGTTTTAATGGCAGAGGCGTGTTCCTTGTGAGTGAGAAACATTATAACGAACTTAAAGCATATAAGTAAACGTAAATGATTAGAGAATTTGATATTGAAATATACGGCAGACAGTTGTGGATAGCAACAAGTTGGGAAGATGTTAAAGACAAATTTACAACTTACGGAGGCTATGATTTTAAGAAATCAGAAGACGCATACGCTACTACTTATCCATGTATAGCGAGTAAGAAGACAGGGAAATATGGAGTATTGGTAGTCTTTTATGACTGCTCCAAACTCTGTGGAAGCAATATTGTCGAAAATATAGCACACGAAAGCCTGCATGCAACAAATGCTATTTTCAATGAGTTGGGAATTGAATACAGTCTGACACACGATGAGCATGCTGCATATATGGTTGGGTGGGTTGCCAAGTGTTGTTGGAAAGTTTTACAGAAAGAAGTTTATGATAATATAAATGAGAAAATATGAAAGTAAAGATTAAGAAATTAGTAGAAAACGTATCTATTCCTCACTATGCGAAAAATGGTGATGCTGGGCTTGACCTAACAGTTACAAGTATAGATGAGATAGGCGATAAAGTTATTTATCATTGCGGGTTTGCCTTTGAAATACCACAAGGATATTTCGGTTTAATCGTTCCAAGAAGCAGCAATGCAAGTAAGGATTTATTGTTAACAAATTCGTGTGGAATAATAGATAGTGGATATCGTGGCGAAGTAACAGCAGTGTTCTTAAAGACGCTTTTTGATGGCAATTTTTACAAGGTCGGTGATCGTTTTGCTCAAATGATTATTTTACCATACCCACAGATAGAGTTTGAAGAAGTCGAAGAATTATCTAAAACAGAAAGGGGAACAGGCGGATATGGCTCAACAGGAAAGTAGCGTAAATCATCCGACACACTATACTCAACACCCAAGCGGTATTGAGTGCATAGACATTGTTCGTCATTATGATTTTAATATCGGTAATGTAATCAAATACATTTGGCGTGCTGGATTAAAGCACGAAAAAGGTATGAACGATAGAGATAAACAAATAGAAGATATGGAGAAAGCTATGTTCTATTTGAAAGATGAAATTGAAATGCTAAAAAGAAAAAGAAATGAAGAAAAAGAATAGATGTTATCTGTCTGGTCCTATCAGTGGTAAGGATATGGAGGAGAGAAAAAAGGCTTTCAAAGCTGCACAAGTAATGCTTGAAGCAGCAGGCTACGAAGTTGTCAACCCTATGGAGAATGGGTTGCCTCTGAATGCAACAACAGCTCAACACATGAAGAGAGATATTCTGTTACTCACTGATTGCGATTGTATCTTCATGATGGATAAATGGAACCATTCACAAGGGTGCTACACTGAGTTTATGGTTGCAACTGCAATCGGATGCGAGGTTATTTTCGAGAGCAAAATGAGTGAAATAGAATTAGGCGAAAATAAGCGATTTAAGACGATATTTCGATGATGAACAAATACTACTTCAAAAGGAAGACAAAGGACGCTCACAGCGAAGAAAAACCGCATAGAAAGAAATCTACACGTAGTAAACCCAATCTTACTAAGAAACTTGACAAAGTTTTTTCTGCATATATCCGTTTACGTGATGCTATGCCGAGTGGGTACTTCAAATGTATTTCGTGTGGTCAGATAAAGCCGTTTGAGCAGGCAGATTGCGGTCATTTCTTTAGCCGGAAAAATATGTCTGTTCGTTTTGACGAAGATGATTGTCATGCCGAGTGTAGAGGTTGTAACAGATTTTCGAGTGACCACCTAATAGCCTATCAAGCTAATTTAATACGCAAGATTGGTATGCAGCGATTTGAGTTGCTTTCAGCTAAGGCGCATCAGGCAAAGCACTGGTCAGATTTTGAGCTTGAAGCAATGATAAAACACTATACGGCAGAAGTAAAACGGCTTAGTTCGCTAAAGGGAATAAGAGTCAATATCTGAAAAAATGTTAGCTAAAAGAAATTAGTTAGTTTAATCTTAGGTTAATATAAAATTAATTACTACCTTTACAAGCGAATAACAGAAATTTTTATTATTGGAGTCGCAACCAAATGAAAAGAACATATACAATCAACCCCTTAATGAGTAAGTCCGTTTGCGACATTAGGACTGAAAGTTAAGGGCGTTGATGTTTTAGGAGTATATTATGCAATATACGATTAACATAAACCAGAGAAGTGTTATTGAAAATGGCTGGAATTTGTCATTTGACGATATGGCGGTTTTCAGTTTTATGAAAAACTTTATTTTAGAAGGGGCTTTATCTAAGCACGTTATTCATGGAAAAGATTATTTTTGGATATCATTTTCTAAGATTAGAGAAGAATTACCTATGTTATCTGGCAACTCTGATAGCAGCATAAGGAGACATATTTCAAACCTTGTACGTGTAGGATTAATTGAAAAGTGCGATGATGAAATATCTATCAAGAATAGGATTTCGCTATATCGTCTTGGGAAATCGTTTTCTAAATATTGGCACAGTGTCAACCCCTCCAAAAATGACGACACCCCTCCAAATTTGGAAGGCAACCCCTCCAAAAATGAAAGGGTAACCCCTCCAAATTTGGAAGGGAATAATAATACCAGTATATTAGATTACCAATATCAGAATATTTCTCCTAACGGAGGGTTAAGCGCAAGCGCTTTGGACTTGGGAGAAGTGAAAAAAGAAAAAACGAAAACTAAGTCTAAGAAAGAGCCAACAATCGTAACTCAAGGGCGAAATATCTTTGAAGCATACTTTGAGAAAAAGACAGGTGAAAAATATTACTGGAAAGCAGCAGATGGTGCTCAAATGAAACGTTTGCTTAATCAGTTGAAGTTTTCACGAGAGCATAGAGGGTTGACAACTTCAGGTAAAGACTTGATAGATGCTCTACAAGTATTTCTTGATAAGATAACAGATAATTGGATGCTTGCAAATTTATCTGTTCCAAATATAAGTTCTAAATATAACGAATTGGTTGCGCAAGCTAGAAAAGGTAAAGGGCAAATCGGAATTATCCTACGTAACAACACGGATGATAAATATTTAAATCAGAAAATAAAGCAATGGAAGTAATAAAAGAGCAATCAATATTTTCAGGTATCGAGAAAAAGAAAATAACCAACATCGACCTTGAAAATGCAAAAGACGTATTAAAGCGTGGTTTGAATTTCTTTGTTGGCGAAGATGCACAATGGGTGCAAGAGTATGACGATATTGCAGACTGGCTCACAGATAACAAGCATAAAGGTCTTTTATGTTACGGAAAGTGCGGACGTGGTAAATCGCTTATCTGCGAAAAGATTATGCCTAATATTTTCAGATACTATCTTCGTAAGAACTTGATTAAGTTTGATGGCTATGAGATAAACGACAAACGACAGCTTTTGAGAGAATGCGATTGCGCAATACTCATAGACGACTTTGGAGTAGAAGACGTTGGTAAGATTTACGGAGAAACTCATAACGTTTTTGAAGAAGTCATCAGCCTGGCAGAAAAAAGACAGCAGTTATTGCTTCTAACAACTAACCTCACTCTTGACGAGATATGTGAGAAGTATGGAGAACGTACACTTGATAGACTTCGTTATCTCACTAGACCAGTTTTATTCACAGGAGAAAGCTTTAGAAAATGACACGGAGACAGGAAATTGAAAATATCATCATAGGAACTCTTCTGAATACTTTTGGGATTGATTGGTTCGCTGATTGTAGGTATTGCATCACAACCGACATGTTCGCAGATGAAAGTAACGCAAAGATTTATTCAGTCATTTGTGAGTATAGGAAGACAAGTGATAAGACAATTACCCCCTATCATCTTTGTAACTTCGATAAGAATTTACTTTCCCTTGCAGGTTATATGGCAGGATTAGCTGGAGATTATTATTTTCTTGTCAAGAAAGTGAATTATAATGAGAATATTTGGATGGCACGAGAATTTGATGGGAAACGATGCAGATATACTGAGGTTAAATTTTCTGATTATGTAGGAAAATTCTTAGATATTATTATTAGTGAACGTAAAATACAAAACAAAGTTGTTTAAAAGACTGATATATTTATAATAGTATAGTTATATCAAAAATAAGAAATAAAGCTACTACGGGGCTAAAAAATGGTAAAAATCGAATTTTAAGATAAAAGACATAAATGAGCAATGAAATCAAAAGAAAAAATTAAGATTATCGGAGAACAGCAGGTTCAACCACATAGTGTTGAAACAGAGATTGCTGTACTCGCTACGTTGATGCGGTATAACGAGAAATTTAATGAGTATAGCGATATGTTAAATGCAGAAATGTTTTACACAGAAATTAATCAATCTATTTATCAGTGTATAGCTGGCGTTATAAGTCAAAACACAATAACTGATGTTAAGGCACTTGTTGATTATGCCAATACTCATGAGTTGAACTTTAAGCTAAGTGAACTAGATTTCCTTAATATCGTTAAGTTTACAAGTGTTGAAACCTTAGAACAGGATATTCAGCGAATACGCAGAATGTGGAAACAACGTATACTTTGGGTACAGCTTCAATTAGCTTCGCAGAAAGTTCTTGATCCTATGGAGGATTTCGATGAGGTTGTTAATAACACAATGAATTCTCTTAGTGACGTGCAGAGTGATACTGCTGATAATGGCATTTATTCCTTTGATGATTCTATCGACGAGTTGGTTGAGATTGTTAATGACAACGCTCAAGGAAAGAAGAAAAGTCTAACAACAGGATTTAAGCTGTTTGATGCTTACTATCTTTTGCGCCCTACTACGTTGACAATTATTGCTGCATTTACAGGAGTTGGAAAATCCTCTTTAGCAATGAATATAGCTACAAAAGTAGCAGGTGAGGGAGAACCGACGGCTTATTATTCTCTTGAAATGGGAAAATCTGAGTTGGCTGCACGAGCTATTAGCGGGAAAGCTGGTATTTCATCAAGCGTGATTGTTAACTGCAAACTTGAGAGTTTTCAGTTGCAACAGTTTGATAGGGCTATTGGAGAGACAAAAGGGTTGCCGATTTATATTGATGAAAGAGCAACTGTTTCGTTTGATAATACTGTAAGGTCTATTAGGACGCTTGTAAGAACAAAGGGTATAAAATTAGCCGTGATAGACTATCTACAGATTTACTCACAAGTCGGAGACAACGTAGAATCAAGTTTAGCATATATGGCACGTGCGGCAAAGAATATTGCAAAGGAATGTAAAATTGCTGTAATACTCTTATCTCAGTTATCAAGAGGAAAGGAACACCCAGATATTAAGCAACTTCGTGGTTCAGGACAGATTGAGGAAAGTGCCGATAATATTGTTTTGATTGACAGACCAGAGGCGTACCCAAATAGCAATATCAGATATGAAGGAGATTTCAGCGACCAAGATACTCATGGTACAGCAAAATTAATACTCGCAAAAGGGCGTGGTGTTGGTGTAGGAACTTCACTTGTTGGGTTCGACGGCAGATTTACTCAATTCTATGAATTAGATGAAAAATCGCAGGTAGAGGCTAATATGCCGTTCTGATGAGAAAGATTAAGACTATCATAGAAGTAATTAAATAGTTCATATAAATATAATTAGATTAAATATATATAATAGGCATGTTGGATTTGTTATTTGTAATGGACCTCGTGAGAACTAATCAGTATTGCGAAACCAAAGAAGAAAAGGATTTGTGTAAATCTGCTCTTAACGCAGCACTTAATTGGTCATACAAAGTAGATAATGAGAGGAAGCTAAGAAAAAAGAGAATCCAAAAGTTAAATATTATGTAACTACTTGATTTTTAGGTAGTTATATTTGGTAATATCAAATAAAATGACTACCTTTACAATGTAATAATAAAACAATAACAATTAAAACAAAAGAGCAATGAAAAAGTTAGAAAAAGTTCAAGAGATTTCTTACAAGAATCATATTCTCACAAAATTAGTTGATGGTTTTGGACAAGAGTCTGTAATCATTGATAATGATTTTGAGAAAGAGTTTACCAGTATTGCTGATGCAAAGCGTGTTATAAATGGTCTTAAGCCAATGTATGAATTTATTTAAAAGTAAAGAGCAATGAAATCAATTAGAAATTACGTTATTGGGAGCTTTTTTATATCTCCATTTTTCATTTGTTTAGTGAGTGATAGTTTACCTCTGATAGTAGCTGGGTGTGTTTACCTTGTTTTACTTTTCAGGTTTACTCCAAAGAAATGGAAAATGCGTTTCTTTATAGCAAGTGTAAGATTATCAAAAATTTTAGGATAAGGAGATACTATGAGTTGTAATTACCCTATGATGTCACAGAGCCAATTAAATAGTGCTCCTTGGAATGAAAAAGAGCAATCTGTAATAACAAGGGATTGCGAGATAACTGAGACGGTCACAAGAAAAGTGACACTTGCAACAACCGACTATAGTGCAGATTCAGATTATGATGATGAGCTCGGAGCATGTAGCTCGGTTGACACCACAGAAACTGATTGGGTTGCAGAATATGAAGAACAAGAATATTCTATAATAGAATTGTTATCCAAGTTAAAAGAGTATGTTTCTGACGACTTAAGGAATACAAATCATAGTCCCAGACGGCAGAAAGAATTACGGAAATTGTTATTAGTTTGTGACAGTTGGAAGCAAGAAGATGTATGTGTAGAAGAAGTCTAAAAATTGGAGCGATGAAATACAAGTTAAACAAAGACAATTTGGTAGATATTTTTTCTACCGCAACCTATGGGAGTGACTGGCTTGAAATAAAGCGTCCCAAGAAGTTCAACAATCTTGTCAAGGAAGATAGCGAGTGCAGGGAAGAAAAGTGGGCTGATATTCTGCTCGGTGGTGGTTTCATTACTGCTTTCGTATATGAGGATGATGGACCACATGTGAGATACGAGATAACAATGGAGGATATTGAGAAAGGTTTTCAGAAGTTCATTGAAGAGTGTCCTCAGGATTATGCAGATTTGGCAAATGGTAATGGAGATTATTATACATCAAGTAATCTTATACAAGTAGTGTTATTTGGTGAAGTAGTATTTGGATAAAAATAAGAGCAATGAAGTACAATCAGAAAAACGAAGATGCATATCAATCAGTTTATCAGCCATTGTTTGATAAACTGAATAGCGGTAAATTCTTTCCAAACATTCCTGCAATCAAGGAAGAAATACGAGAATTAAACCACCGTATGGATATTCTTTGTACTGGAGCCTATTTCGCAAGAGACCTTGATGAAGTGAACAAAGTAGAAGATAGACTTGATGCTTTAAGAGGTCAGAGGCGAGCATATTGGGACATTTTGAAATATGTCAACAAGCGAATTAAAGAAACAAAATTAGCAAATACAAATAAATCATGCAACTATGAGTGAATATGCAACAAGAAAGATAGATAATACCGAGTTCAAGATTGGAACTTGCGAGGATATGTTCAAATGCCGTTATGATCAGTTAGGCGAAATTACTTATCCATATATGTCGGATAACCTTTATTGGAGAATACCTACTCCAGACGAAGATGGAACTATGCCTGGCGATTACAACTATTCACTTTTGCAAGAGGATGGTCACATTCCTTGGAAATTAATGATAGATACAAGCAAGTTTAGCGATGATGATATTGCAGGCATGCATCAGACTGGCACAATCCAACTGAAAGAACCGAGAATGAGGCTGCTTATAAATATTCATTGCCCACATGGTCTTCCTATGGAGCAATTCAAAATCAACAATAATAGCACTGTTATCTCAATGGGTTACAATGGGCACCAAGATACGCTATATCTGAAAGGTTTAAAGAACGAGACAAATGAGTTAAAAGTGTTGGTAGAATGCTCCGCCTGTGGAAGTATGTGGTCTTTCAGTTTCAATGAAATAGAACCGCTGATTGAAAGTATTTGGATGCGTCTACGCCTGCTCCGTCAGATTTCAGATTACCACTATAAGCGAAGCGAAGAAAAAGTCGAATTTTCTGTAAAAGTAAATATTGGAAAGGATAGTTGTGCCACTATCTGTTCTATCGGCAAAGGCAGATACTTGGTAAGAAAAGACGAGTACGTTAAGGCTGATGCTCCTTGGCATATAGCTTTAGTTGAGTTCGTTAAGCTCTTGCCAAGAAGGTCAGACTTCGATGTGAATGATACTGATGCAAGAATGTCAAAATTACACAATATTGCATCACAGGCAGAAGAAATAAGAAGCAACATCAATAACATTTAGTACAAGGGCAATGGAAAAGTTGGAATTACTATCAAAAGTCAGAGAATTAAACAAGTCTTTTTCAGAAGATTTGGAAAAGGAGTTGGATAAGATTCTCGAAAGTGGGTGTCTTGATTTGTCAAAATATGAAAACGATTTTATATTACCTAAGATTGTTTTTAGTGCAATACTAAAAAGTGAGTCGTTCCAATTTGCGCCAATGAGTAAAGAATATCAGCAGGAAATTAAAAATGTGTCTAAGTTCTTGTAAATTAAAAAAATATAGAGCAACGAATGAGTTTGAAGTAGTTATTACTGAGACATTACAGAGAAAGGTTAAGGTAAAAGCATTTAATGAAGCAGATGCGAAGATAAAAGTCTTTGATATGTACGATAACGAAGAAATCGTATTAGGAGATAATGATTTTTGGGACTATTCAATCGAAGTGGTATGAAAGTAATAGTAGAAAGAACAAGTTTGTTGGGAAATGAAGAAAAGCCTATTGATGAAGCTGTGTTTGTAAATAGAACATTGCATTATCAGGACAGAAGAAATGTGTCTTCTATGGAAGAGGCTAAGACAAATTTTTGGTATAATGAGTTTATATCTTCAGGAACTAATCATAGGGAGGAAAATGGATATATAGTTAGAGATTGTGAAAGAGAGGAAAGCGTTTGGGAAGTAGAAATTGAAAGTCTTAACGATATTCTCAGCATATTCAAAAAGTATGGCGACATTATCATTATGGAAAGTGCTTATTCTGAATACGACTTCAAAATAGAAATTTACGATACATACAGAGAATAATTATGAAATCAACTGATAATTTCAAGCGTGCTATTCAAGATTATTTGGAAGCACGCGCAAAGACTGATGAGTTATTTGCAAAGTCATACGCAAAGCCAAACAAAAGTATTGATGAATGTATCACATACATTCTTAACGAAGTTCAGCGCAGTGGTTGTAACGGCTTTGATGATGATGAAATCTACGGAATGGCTGTTCACTATTTTGATGAGGACAACCTTGATGCTGGTAAGAAGATTAACTGCAAAGTTGTCGTTAACCACGTCGTAGAACTCACGGAAAAGGAGAAACAAGAGCTGAAAGACAAGGCTCGTAACGACTTCTATACCGAACAACTTACCAAGCAACGTGAGAGCTTGAAACCAAAGAAGAAAGCTGAACAAAAAGTTGTTGCACAATCACTTTTTTGACCTATGAAGCCAAGAAATAAGATACAAAGGGAAGTTGTAGCCCTTAGCGGCATACTCTCCCCTATTACGGACAAACAAAAGGAGTGGGGTATTACTCATTCCTACACGGAAAAGGAACGTACCTACAAGAAGACTATGTATCGATACTTTGTCGTATCCTCTCGAGTAAAGGATTGGCAGGTTTGCCGTTTCTTTCAGATACGGAAACAAAGGCAACTCTATGATGTAATAGAACCAGTGCGTTTATGGTTTAATACTAACGGCCATATGGAGGTAGAAGCAATGAACAGATTTTGCATGAGTGGCAGAATAGATAGTTGGATAATTGATAGCGAATTATCATTAAAGCAAGCTCCTGCATCATATAATGACTATACGCTGATGTTGCCTATATCTGCATCTAAAGTTACTTCTATGCTTCCTATCTTGAAGCGTAATGGCTTAAAAGGAAGTTTCCATAATATGCAACCTCGTGACGTTATAGAAGGGCTGTTAAAGAATAACATCTTTGAAACTCTTTGGAAATGCAAACAGTTTTCTCTTTTACAAGCTTTTGCTCACGAATGGAACAGAGATTATAACGATGTTTCTAAGATGGATGCTGTAAAGATAGTTTTACGGCATAATTATCACATCAAAGATGGTTGTATGTGGATTGACATGGTAAATATGCTTGAAAGAGCTCACAAAGATTTTAGAAATCCTAAATTTGTTTGCCCTATTAGTTTGAAAGCAGGTCATGATAAAGCAATGGACTTATGCAATAAGTACGAAGAAAAGCAAAGGAAGATAAAAGAGCAAAAGGAACTGCTCGAAGATCAGAAAGCAGTAAAAACGTACGAAATTGCACGTAAATGCTTTATGTGTATGGTAATTTCTGACGGCAAAGTTGTTATACAAGTTTTGCCGACGGTCAAAGATGTAGAACAAGAAGGCAAGGCTATGCATCATTGCGTATTTACCAATAAGTATTACAAACGATTAGATAGATTACTATTAAGTGCAAAGGTTAATGACGAGAGAGTAGAAACTATTGAGGTAGATTTGAAACGCTATCAATTAGTGCAATCTCGTGGCGTATGTAATCAGAATAGCAAGTATCATAATGAAATAGTGAGTCTTGTAAATAAAAACATGAACATAATTAGAAAATTTAATAAAGCAGTATGATATGGATAAAGAAAAAGAACTTGAACTAAAAGTAAAGATGTTCTGTGAAGCAATCCGCTCAACAATTTGTGAGAATACTTATGATAGAGCCAGAAATGTTGCAGAATCGGTAAATGAAGCCTTTGATATTCTAAAACAGTGCACTGATAATTGTTAAAATATAGTTAAATAACAGATTTTTTCAACTAAATTTATTTGAATTTCAAATAATATTATTATCTTTACAAATAATTACAAGAATATGAGAATATACACATCATACTTCGGTAATAGCAGGAAATTGCAACAGGCAGGAATTAAGGTTATAGGAATATCACTTTATCCGCCACGTTGGTTCAATGGAACATCTCTGAAGCAAGTAGCCCCAACGAAAAGTATTCTTTTTGCAAATGGGCAAACGCAAGAAGAATATACACGACGATATAGGTCGGAAGTTCTTTCTCAGCAAGATATGAAGCAGTTCTTAAAAACAGTAGAGCAAGCAAGTGGAGGGCAAGACGTTGCTCTTTGCTGTTACGAAAAGCCAGAGGATTTCTGTCATAGACACATATTGGCAGACTGGATAAAAGAAAAGCTTGGTATAGAAATATTAGAATATGGATATACTCCAAAGAAAGAGCCAGATTATATACAAGGTTCACTCTTTTAACCACATAATGACAAAGCGGAAAGACGCTTGACGTTCGGACAGACGATAATGCGCAAATAGCTCAATGGTAGAGTGTTGTCTTTCCATGACAAAGGTTGGTGGTTCGATTCCACCTTTGCGCTCTATATGCGGAGATAGCTCAGTTAGTTAGAGTGCATCCTTTCCAAGGTTGAAGTCGTAGGTGCAAATCCTACTCTCCGCTCAAATGTGTATTAAGCAATACATAACTTATGAATGTATCAGTAATAGGGACGGGAAACATAGGAGTAGCAATAGCTACTGATTTATCAATTAATGGGCATAAAGTTTCGCTCATTAAAACATCAGGAATAAAGTCTGAAGCATATGATAGACTTTTAAGAAACAAAAATCGGGTTTATCTTAAAGAAAACGACACATATACGGAAACAACAATAAACAATGTTTCCAATGATTTAAGTGAGAACGCTAAGGCAGATGTCGTTATAGTAACTATACAAAGCACATATCACGAAGAATTAATAAAAAAAATAGCCCAGTATTTGAATAATAATCAAGTGGTTGTCGTGGTATGCAGCTATATGTCCTCATTCTATTTCTCGAAGTATTGTCTGGAACTGCCAATGATTGCAGAAACAACAGGACCATATTTGGAGGGGCGTGTTGAATTGGAGGATAAGGCAAATGAAGTTGTATTCAGGGTCGGTTGCCGACTTACACGAAGTCCTTTATCAGTATTCAGCGAAACAAGAAAAAAGGAGTGTATGGAGAAACTGCAATCTCTTTATAGAGGTTTCTCTGACGACTATACTGTTATCGAGTCGGCTTTACTTAACCCTAATATGGTACTTCACACTGTAGGTGCTATCATGAGTATCCCTCGCATAGAGTTTAGCGATGGTAATTTCTGTATGTATCGGGAGGCATACACACATAAGAATAAAGCAACTTTGAACATCATGGAGGAATTAGACAAGGAAAAAATGATTATCCTTGATGCTCTTGGTGGAAGAAAGATAAATATATACGAAGCTGGAGGTTTTCTTGGTAAAGACCCTTTAGAGAGCTTCTTCAAGTATTCAGAATCATCTGATAGAGCAATAAGCCCAACGTCTATCCACTCACGATATATTACAGAAGACGTATCGCAGGGACTTGTACTATTGGAGGATATTGCACTGAGATTAGATATTATGTCCCCTATAACCTCTGCTCTTATAAGTATTGCAAGCGCAGCTTTGGGAGAAGACTTTAGGGTGAAAGGGCGCACGTTAGAAAAACTCGGTGCTTATCAATACATCAAACACCTGAAATATCAAAGATGGGAGAAGCATTAAACGACATAAAGACACGAACCTTTGGTGTTGAGATTGAAATGTGCAATATTGATAGGTCTAAGGTAGTTTTACCAGAGGGGTATTCGTGGAGCAAGGACGAAGAAATTGTTAACACAGATGGTTCGTCAAACAAGAAGTTTGGAGGAGAGGTAAACACCCCTCCTTTAAACATTTGTAGTCTAAAGGATTTGCATGGATTACGCAGCGTTTATGAATCAATGGCGAAAGCTGGTGGTAAAATTAAATGGACTGTTTACACTCACGTACATATATATGCAGGGGATTTGTCAGTAGAGCAATTGAGAAAAGTGTTCTTGTTTTTTTATATTTGTTATCCATACTTTAAAAGATATGCAAAGATATCGAAATGGGATGAAATGGTTTCCATTTTGATGCCTCCTCCTACTGACAAGTATTATCAAGGAGTACTCAATGCTCAGACTTTTAATGATATACGAGAGCTATTCACTAATCAATCAAAGAAAGGATTTATTCGTCATGCAGTTAACATATCTGCTCTTTTCAAGACTAAGACGATAGAGTTTAGAGCATTCCATGGTACAGATGATTTCTATTCAGCATTGAATTGCATCTTCTCGGTGTATAGAATGTTTTATTATGCTGTAAATCATGATTTACAGGATTTTAACAAAATATCATCATACGATGAGTTTAAGGTGACAACAAAGCTTAAATATGACGTACCAGAAGAACTTGTACCTCTTATTTACCAAGGCAACCCTTATAGTAATATTGAGACGTTCCAGTCAAAATCATTATCCTATAATTCCAAGCAGGCTTCGGCATTGTATGAGGCTGTGAAAAAGAATGGGCATAAAGATATATGTATTGTTAACGGCTTTATGTATTACTATGAGTTATTTTTCTTTGAGAAGCTGAATATTTCAATATATTGTCAAGATCCGTATTGCCATTTACTATATTTGATAGCCAATGGCAAGGTGGCTCTGACTTATAGAGACAGACTTGGCTGGCTTGAAGATTACAATGATAAAACAACAAAAAGACAGCTTGCCCTTGCCCTATATGCGGCAAGTTTGCAAAAGTTCTTTATGAGCAAAAGCGCGAGAAATGATGCAATCTTCAAAGCTCTGAGAATTAAGGCAAAGGAATCTATCGAAAAAACGGAGAAAGCTAACGAAAGGTTACTTAAAATGCTAACGACCTGCGAATATCACGTAGGAACATTGCAAGATGCAATTAACTACAAAAAGGTCATTTTCTTTAACTATGGCAAGGATAAGAAACAAAAACGTACATTTAAGCTTATACAAGAGAATAGTGATTTAGATGTTGATTTTTCTGTTTCTCGTAACGAGTATTACAACTTAGTGGAAAGTCTGCCAGAGGAAACATACTTTTATTTCATTAGTAATAGCCCATTTTTAAGCAATATGCATAAGTTGGCAATGTTTAACAGTTCGGGCGGAGATAGGTGGTCTGCTGGTAGATTTCTCTACTGTAATAAGTCGAGTAGAACAAGTGAAACTAACACCTCATATAAAGGTAATCATATCGAGGTTAACGAGATAGTTCCCCCAGATGACTTAGAAATAAATAATCATAATAATCTGAAAGTCGTAAGGGTAAGTCCAGATTATTTATTATGCTTGCAGAAAAAATATATCAATAAAGTTGATATGGTAAGCAAGTGTACTTATGCCTTTGTTGTCATGTATGACAAATATACTCTTGGAGGTTTCGGGTTCACGTTACCGCAACACAAGGGATATGACTTATTCCAATTGACAGATTTTTGCACTAACAATGCAATCCCAAGATTAAGTAAGTTGATATTGTTCTGCATACAAGAGTATTCTGTACAACGAGAACTAAGCAGAAGGATGCATAAACTCGTAGAAAAGGTTATTTCTTGTGCTTATACTCACAAGCCAGTTAGCATGAAATATAGAGGTGTATATACTAAAGTAAAAGACCATTGCACTTCGTCATACCTTGCTTATGAGGGAATCCTTGGCAAGTATGCAAATAACAAGGAAGTAATTGATAGATACCAAAAACTATTGAATAATGGAAACGGAAAATAGGTGGAAATACGAAAAGGTTGACATTAGCCTTATAGACGAGGCTGATATGAACGCAAACGAAATGACTGGCGAAGACTTTGCTCAGTTGTGTGACAACATAGAAAAGGCGGGCTTGAGTAGCGTGCCATGTTGCTATAAAAGGAGTAATGGTAGGTTCGTGATGGTTAGTGGTCATCACAGGCTACGAGCATGTAAAAAAGTCGGCTTTAAGCGTATTGGAATACTCTATGTTACAGAGGAAGAACTGATGCAGGATGAAGCTATTGCTACACAGCTTTCTCATAACTCTTTGCATGGAGAAGATAATCAGAGTATTTTGAAAATACTATATAGTAAGATTAAGTCTGTTGATTTCAAACAGTTTGCCCATGTAAATATCGACGAGATTGCTCCTGTAAGCACAGACGGTATCAGTGTTTTTGCCTTGAAAGAAAATTTTGTTTTTACTGTTGTTTTGTACCCTGATTCGTTTGACAGTTTAGATGAGTTATTTGGGGATATTCGTGAGCAGGCAAGTAAAAGTGATGCTCTTATCATCGCAAATGAAAAAGAAAACGAGAGATTACTTTTGAAACTGCAAACAGAGATAGGCAAGCAATACGACATAAAATCCCCAAGTATAAGTTTTGCAAAGTTATTAGAGCTTGCAAGTGAACGTTTAACAGAAATCAAGGAAGGCAATGGTTTGGTCAATAGTAAGTAAAGACGAGATGGATAACTACGGCACAAGTAATGTGTTTAAGTTCTATCGTGAAGCTTTGGGAAGAGAGAGTATCAAACTCGTTGTAGTCGACGAAACGGATAGTCTTGATTTCGTTTCAGAAGATGACATTGTTTTGCTTAGAACAGCAAGCAAACTACTTGTTGATACAATTCGAAAGAAAGGTGTTAAAACTACAGCAGAAGACTTTGATGTATATTCCCTTGCAGATGATAAATTGCAAATGAATAGATTTCTGCTAAGTAAAGGTATTCTTGCTTCACAGCACCGTTCTCTTGATAATATAAAAGATGGCATAGTATATTTTGTGAAACCACGTTTTGGGAGCGATAGTAAAGGTGTTACAGAAAGTAGTATATGCACTTCAAGAGAGGATGTTGTAAGACAAGTTGCTGTAATCAACCATACTTGTAATGGTAAAGCTGTTATAGAAAATTTTATTGATGGGAAAGAATACACTGTTTCGGTTTTCAATATAGGTGGTAATATATATTGCTTTCCTATCGAAGTCGATTGTAGTGGTACATGTGGAATACAGACACAATTAGGGAAGTCCTTGTTTTCTGAATGTGGAGTGACACTTGAATATGATGAACGAAAAGAATTAAAAGCTCTTTCAGAACGAGTGTTCGAGGAACTTGGCGTTAAGCATCATGCACGAATTGATTTCAGACGTGACAAGGACGGTAAATTGTATGTTATAGATGTAAATTTGATACCTGGCCTTGGTCCTACTGGCGATTTAGCAAGATGTTTATTGTTATCAGAGAATTATTCATATACGGATGCTTTAAAGATGGTTATAGCATCCGCATCAAAAATATAATGTTATGACGAAAAAATTTTCTGCAGAGAAAATTGCAGAGGTATATAAGAAGAAAGGCTGCAATATCACCGCAACTTGTGCAGCATTGAATATTTCGAGGCGTACTTTTTATCAAAAAAAAGAGAAGTCCAAGTCTTTGCAGGATCTTCTTGCGGAAGCGGATGAATCAATGCTTGACTTCGCTGAGTCAAAGCTGATTGAGCACATTAACAATAACGATATTACCTCTTTAATTTTCTTCTTGAAAACTAAGGGTAAGAAGCGTGGTTATGTTGAGCGTACAGAACATGATGTAAATGCAAATCCATTCCAAGAATTGATGGAATCGATTGGTTCAGATGAAGATTAGCAAGTCGTGGAAAAATAAGTTTAATGATTGGCAAAATGACTGGTGTCTTTTTGCCAAGGAGGTTCTTCGTGCCAATCTTGACGAGGAACAAAAGGCTATTTTGCGTGCTATACAGACCGAGAAGATGGTCGCAGTAGCCTCAGGAACAGCGAGAGGAAAAGACTATATTGCTGCTGTTGCAGGACTATGTTTCATGTATCTAACTCCTCGCTGGGATAAAGAACATAGGCTTGTAAAGAACACAAAGATAGCCTTAACAGCACCAACAGGTCGTCAGTGTACTAATATTATGATACCAGAGGTAAACCGTTTGTTTAGGAATGCAAAGGTATTGCCTGGTCGTATGTTATCCGATGGAATAAGAACTAATAATGCGGAGTGGTTCTTAACTGCATTTAAAGCTTCTGATGATAACACGGAAGCATGGTCAGGATTCCATGCGGTAAACACGATGTTTATCGTAACTGAGGCGTCTGGTGTGAGCGAAACAACGTTTAATGCTATTGAAGGAAACTTGCAGGGAAACTCTCGACTACTTTTAGTGTTTAACCCTAACGTAACTACTGGATATGCGGCAAAGGCTATGAAATCCTCACGTTTCAAAAAGTTTAGGTTAAGCTCTCTAAATGCTGAAAATGTAGTAAAAAAGAAGACTGTAATTCCGGGCCAAGTTGATTATGAATGGGTAAAAGATAAGGTTGAGAATTGGTGTGAGAGGATTCAAGAAGCTGATTTTGATGAGGGGCAAGGAGATTTTGAGTGGGAAGGTAGTTGTTATAGACCAAATGACTTATTCCGAATAAAGATTCTCGGTCTTTTCCCCAAGGCAACAGAAGATACGCTTATACCTTTACATTGGCTTGAATTGGCTCACGAAAGATGGGCAAAATTGCAAAAAGAAAAGTTTGTTTCAAGAAAGTCTCCACTTGTTGGTATTGATGTCGCTGGTATGGGACGTGATAGTAGCTGTTTTGTTCCACGATATGGAAACTATGTCCCAGAGATTAAAATACATCAGTCAGGAGGAAAAGCAGACCATATGAAAGTAGCTGGAGAAGCTGTGCAGTGGTTACGTGATAGTAAAGCAAAAGCTTTCATTGATACTATTGGTGAAGGTGCTGGTGTCTATTCCAGACTTGAAGAGTTGGGTTATAGTAATGCCTATTCTTGTAAGTTCTCTGAGGGTACAAGAGGACTTCATGATATCACAGGACAGTATGAGTTTGCTAATATGCGTGCTTATTGTTATTGGGCTGTAAGAGATTGGTTAAATCCAAAGAATGGCTTTAATCCTGCCTTGCCTCCTTGTGATGAATTGGATGACGAATTGACAGAAATACACTGGTCGTTCCAAAGCAGTGGGAAAATTATTATCGAAGCAAAAGAAGATATAAAAGCAAGGTTAAAACGTAGTCCAGATAGGTCAGACGCCCTTGCATCAACATTCTATCCGAACGCAAAAGATTATGCTGATGACGCTTGGATATTGCAAAATCTTTTGTAACTTTGTATCGAAATCTCAGTATTTTCTGATGATTTCATTGCTCTTAGTGTGTTTGTCCGTGACGGATAGGCACACTATTTTTTTGTATTTCAAAAGTTAAATATTATGTAACTACCTGATTTTTAGATAGTTATATTTGGTCAATTCAAATAAAATGACTACCTTTACACTATCAAAATAATAATAATAACAATTAAAAGAAAGAGCAATGAAATCAATTTATGCAAAAGACATAAAGGCAATGCTTCTAACGGATGATGAATATTTCTCCATCGAAGAAGAGATTTGTGCGATTAATAAAGCTGGGCACTCTGAAAGCCTTAATTTCGTTCTTCAAAATGGCACAGATTGGCAGATTAAAAAAGATGGCATCACAAAGATGCTCAAGTACTTTGCTGCCAAAACAATCAAGAGTAATCTGACAAATGATTTTAGTGATGTTTGCCGAAGTGTAGCGAAATTGTTAGGTTGTAGCCGATACAATGTATCACTTTGGCTTAAAGGTATGAGAAACACATTCATCATTGCTGACCAATTTGGTCAGAATTACATCGAAATAATTAAATACAATGGCAGGTCATTCACCTGCCAATAAATAACAAGAGCAATGAAGTCATTAACAATTTATCTCGATTCGTATGTAGCAATCATTGCTACTACTATTCCAAGTCATAAATTTTCGGAGTTAGACCAACTTGCAAGGAAAGAAACGGTAGAGATTGTGTTTTTCAAAGATTACTGTCGAGTAATTGGTAAGAAAAATAGAAAGATAAAAGTTCCAAAGAAAATAACTTGTTCGTCAGAGGAACTTTTGAAGTGGATTGAAAATAAAATAATAACAGCATGGAAATGAAAAATATAACAATAAAAGAATTGTTAGCACATTGCAAATTTTTGAAAGGTGGTAAGGCTGTTGAATATACACGTCCTACATTCGCAGAGGCGAATAAGATGAGCAAGAGAGAACTTTGTATATATGTAGGACTATTTGGATTAAGGCTTAGACCTATTGAGGGATCACTCGATAATGCTAACTATTGGTTAAAAAACAAAACCAAAGAAAATATCTTAGAGTCATTTAGACATGAATTTAGACAAAAAGACTGATAAAGTAAAGGTATTGCTAAGGTCTTCCTGTTTCAAAGAGGCTCTCGCTATTACAAAGACGTTTCGATTTGGATTTACAAAATCTGAAAAAAGAAGTATAGAGATAGCACATGAAGTTTTGACAGGAAATGAAAGGTTTTATCAATTATTAGGCATAGATACTGAAAAGGAAATAAGAAACGCTCATAAAATACTCATAGATAAGTTTTTATAGATTTAATTGTTATTAGCTTCGGCTGTGCTTGCCTGAGAAGGTAGGTGCAGCTTTTTTGTGCCAAGAAAAGCGTATAATTTATTTGAAATTCAAATAGATTTAGTTATCTTTGTAACATAAATATAAAGATAGTCACGATGATAGATTTAAGTTCTATAGACTTTGATAGTGGAAACATATCTGAAACAATAGGTATGTTGAAAAACAAATCAGTGTCTGTTCCTTTATGGGACAATCTTGTCAAGGATTATGAGCCTACTATGCATGAAATTTTATCTGACACGACAACGTTGAAAGATAAAATACGAGCAGATGGACAATTAGACAAGTCCTCACGAATTATTATAGGAATGGAGAAGTTGCACGTAAGGCGTTTGTCGGAATTCACTTTTTCGATTCCTGTAAAGCGTGTGTATCACAACGTTGATGATAACAAGTTAAGGAAAGATATAGTCAATGCTATAGAGTCTGTTTATAAGAATGTCCGTATTGATAGTGAGAATTTGAAGAGAGCTACAGCATTATATGCGTCATGCGAAATTTACACTGTTTGGTATGCAGTTAAGAAACAAAACAGACTATACGGATTCGATAGCGACTATAAACTAAAATGCAAGACATTCTCTCCGATGAATGGTGTGCGATTGTATCCTCTCCTTAATGAAATGGATGATATGCTTGCTATGTCTTTTGAGTACAAAAAGACTGTAAAAGACAAGGAGGTTGTGTTCTTCGAGACGTACACAAAAGATAAGCATTATATTTGGAAACAAAGTGATGGAGTTGGAAAATGGGATGTAGTTCTAACTCAGCAAACGGAAGATGGCGATACGGCTAATGGTGAGGAAATAGTCTTAATGAAAATACCTGGAGTCTATGGGTGGCGGTCAAAGCCAGTCTATGATGGACTATCACCTATCAGAGCAGAGATTGAATACTCTTTATCACGCAACTCTAATGTGATAGCGTACAATTCCGCTCCGTTGCTGAAAGTTGTAGGTGCTACCAAAGGGAAAGAGGATAAAGGGGAAAGTTACAGAGTCGTCCATTGTGAACAAGGTGGAGACGTTTCCTATGTATCTTGGTCGCAGTCTGTGGAGGCTCTTAAATATCATGTTGATTCTATGCAGAAGATGTACTGGATGCAGGCTCAGATTCCAGACATTTCGTTTGACAATATGAAGGGACTTGGTAATATAGGGTATGATGCAAGGCAAACGTTGCTGTCAGATGCTCATCTAAGAGTCGGAGATGAGTCTGGAACTTGGATTGAATTCTTTGAGAGAGAGTGTAATGTTATAAAGGCTTTTCTTGCTGTAATGAATGCTGCGTGGGCAGATGAGATGGATAACATAAGTGTTGAGCATATAATAACCCCTTATATACAGAATGACGAGCTTGCTGAGATTACTAAGCGTATGAAAGCAAATGGTAATAAGCCTATTGAAAGTCAATTAGAATCTATCCAGAAGTATGGGGAGAGCTCAGATGCTGAAAAAACATTTGCAATGATACAAAAAGAAAGTGCGATAGAAGCGGTGAACTCTGCTTCGGCATTTAATTTAGAAAATCAAGTGTTATGACGGTTGACGAATTAAAAGCAAAGAAATATGAAATGGAACAGAAGATTTCTGTAGCCATGAAGGAGTTTGAAGAATGTACAACGGTAGAAATAAAGACAATTAACCTTTGCCGCTGCACTTTGAGCAATGAATTCGGTGTAGAAAAAGATTTCAATTATAATGTAAAGTCAGAATTAGAACTATGAAACAGAAGTTATCAAAATTACTTTTAAGATTAGCTGAGAAATTGTGCCCAACTTGCGAGGTTAAACCATCTTACGAGGCTAAAGAGATAGCGATTGCAGTTGCTATCACCAAGAAGAATATCCGTCAATACAGGGGTTCTTGTAGTAAAAATACTTCATATCGTAAGGGCGTTTCTGATATGACACGTATTCAGAAAGGGAATAACCACAGCCACATCTTTGAGGCTATAGAAAAGAATGGTCTTATTGAAGATGTTGTATATCTGAAAGGTGGTGAAAGGGTTGTTGAATCTCGATTAAAAGTGTATGTCCGTAAGAAAGAGAAATAAAGAATCAAAAGGTTCTACGAATAAATGTGGTGAGTGTGCTTTTTGTGAAGTTGAAATGAAGTTTTCAACTCTTAGCTTGAAAGGGGAGCCTACTCTTGGACGATGTCCTCATTATGCTAAAGGTATATATTGTGTATTGTTAAGCCGTATGGCTTGTAAACATTTCAAAGCAAAGAATGGGTAAACCAAGATTGCCAAATCAGAAAAAGGCATATAAGGATTTAAGTAAACGACTTGCAGGCTATATGATGCGAGTTCGTAACATATACGATAGACTCAACGAAAAGGCTGCAATGCTCGTTGAGTCTGTTGGCTATGAGGGATTGACTGAGTTTTCCTTTGGCAATTACCCAGAAATAGAGCGTGAGGTAAAGCTTTTGCTTTCTCAGTTTGTTGGAGAAATGCAAACACTCATCTACTCTGGCACGTCGTCAGAATGGAAGAGTAGCAATACATTCCAAGATGCGGTTGCAGATAAGGCACTGAAATATTATAGGGCTCAGATACACGGAGATAGATTTAAGCATTATTATCGTGACAATGGTGACCAGCTTAAAGCTTTCTTGCACAGAAAAGAAAATGGATTAAATCTTTCGTCTAAACTATGGAATCAGTCTGGCAACTACAAAGAATCTCTTGAAGTGACAATTTCTACAGCTATAGAGAAAGGAATGAGTGCTACTGCCCTCTCTAAGAAATTGAGTAGATACCTTAACGACTGGCCGTCATTGCAGGCTGATTACCAAGAAAAGTATGGTAAGGCTACAAATATCCACGATTGTGAGTATCGTTCCCTCCGTTTGGCACGTAACGAGATAAGTATGGCTTACAGGTCAGCAGAGCAAGCCAGATGGCAGCAATTTGACTTTATTCTCGGTTATAAAATAAAGCTATCTGATTCGCACCCAAGGTACGATATTTGTGATGATTTAGCTGGTGATTATCCAAAGGATTTCAAGTTTAGAGGTTGGCATCCTAATTGCTATTCGGACGATACTCAAGTTCTTACAAATCATGGTTGGAGATTGTTCAAAGATGTTCGTTGGGAAGATATGATTTTTTCACTCAATCCGTCCACACATAATGTTGAGTGGGTTGGGATTGATGATATGCAGGAGTATGAGAGTAACGGTAAAATGTACCATTTCTTCAATAAATCACTTGATTGCTTGGTAACACCTGAACACAGGATGGTATATCTTAATAAGTCCGATGGTCGTATAAAGTATTGTTTAGCGAAAGACTATACAAAAGGGAAAGGAGCGTTCTATCGTGGTTGTGAATACATTGCTGATGATATAGATGCTATTGAGATAGGTGAAAATAAATATCCGTTTGACCTGTTCTGTGAATTCATGGGTTATTATCTGTCGGATGGAAGTCTGCAACATAAAACAGGAATCATTATTTCTCAAAAAGACGGTCAGCCATACAAATATATGATAGTTGATTGTATTAAGAACATGGGATTTGCTCCTCGAATGAAAGAAGAAACGATCGAGTTTTATAATGCTCCATTAAACCGTTATCTGACACAATTCGGGATTGCACGAAAAAAGTTTATACCTACCATCATTAAGAATGCGTCAAAAAAGCAAATTCAGATATTTTTGGATGCGTTCATAAAGTGTGATGGATATACACGAAAAACAAGAAAGTCGTTCGTAGGGTCGCATGGTAATATATTCGTTCCAAAGGTGGAAGAGAAAATGTATTTTACAACCTCTCCACAAATGGCATCCGACCTTTCGGAACTAATATTGAAGGTAGGTAAACGTCCATCGTTTCGAGTTCAGAAGCCAACAGATGCACGGAAAAAGGATGGTACAATAATACATGGTAACTTTGAGTGTTGGATTATTAGCGAATGCAAGTCTTTGACATCTACCGTCTTTGAGAAAAAGGAGATGTCATATAAAGGTAAAGTCTATGATTTAACCCTTAAAAAGAATCACATCATGTATGTTCGCCGTAATGGTAAATGTTTTTGGGGGTCAAATTGCCTTTGTTACACTGTACCGATAGTAATGAGTGAGGATGAGTATTGGTCAGATAATAGAGAAAACAGCCCTAACAAGATTACTGCACCGCCAGAGAATTTTGGCAAATGGGTTTCAGAAAATTCAGAGAGGATAGATGAAGCACGCAGTCGAGGAACTTTGCCTTATTGGGTTATGGATAATCGCGAATTTGTGAAATTGTCGGCTTTGACCTATAAGGAAAGTTTGAAGCCAAGTCCATTTATCATGACGGATGAAACCGTAAACAAACTTGCTGCAAGGAATATAAATATTAGTCGTGTAGAAATATATAATGAATCAACCATATCAGGCTTTGATATTGATAGATTTGATAGTTTTATGGAGAACGTTGGTGATGAAAATAAGATTTTTTGGAAATCAAAGAGAATAACCATTTTCCCCAATGGTAATGCGAATTTAACCTATGATGGCGAATATATTGATAGCAAAGGTAATAAACAGAACCCTTATTTAAGTAGGATGTTTAGAATGGAAGATGACAAAAAAGTAGTCTATCATGATGTGTTTAATTTGCCATCAGAACTCCAAGGTAAAGGTTTGTCTAAGTCCGTGTTTAGAGAATTATTCAAGTCCTATGAAAGCATGGGCATTGATAGGGTTGAGGTTCTTGCGAATATGGATGTAGGAGGATATTGCTGGGGACGTTACGGTTTTTCTGCAAAGACATCAGAAATCAAAGACCTTGTTCAAAGAAGATTCTCTGAAGGGGTAATAAGTCAAAATGATTTTGAAGACGTTTCTGAAATATTAAAAATGTCTGGACCAAATATTCGTATGAATGAGATCGCAAATTTAAAGTGTGGAAAGGCTCTCCTCCTTAGTAATAAGGTAAAATGGAGAGGATTTATAGATTTGCATGATAAATATCAAATGGAACATCTTCATTATTATATTGGATTGAGAAAATAATGCTATATTTGTAGTATGAAAAAGTTAAAAGAAGAATTGACTTCAAAAATGCACTCTGAATTTACTATAAGTAAAGAAGCTGAGGTGAAGCTTAAAGCAGGCTCTATGTGGAGTGTTGCAGGATTTGATTGCGATGATGTTACAATGAAAAAGTGGTGCGATGCTTACGGAATTACATCTCAACAAGCCATGAAGTATAAGGATTTTTGGAGGAAACTATTTAAGAAGTAAAAGGCGGTTAATCCCGCCCTTATTCTTATGGACGCAAAAAGTAGTTTAAAAATCTGCATTCTTTCCTACATAATAAATAGGACCATAATATAGCACAGTATCATATTTATTGGATTTTTTGTTGTGATATATAAATATTTTACCCAGTGACTTATTTTTGTCAAGAGGGTTCACCCCAAAATCGTATCGTTTAAAACCTGTTTCGTCTACGTCCTCATTTATGCTGTCATAATATTTTTCTTTTATAATGTCCGCAAAAATCTCTCTCTTTGCTTTTGCTTGGTTAGCTGTTAATTCAAGGTCAGAGAAGCATGCAGAATATAAATAAGATTTATCATGGTCATACTGAAAATAAAAGTAGCCGACATTAAACGGGATAAGCCCGATATAACCCTTAACTACAATGATTGTTCCGTCTTGCTCCCACATATCTTCTCCTACATTTCTGTTAAGTAAAAGCTGTTTAGTTTCCTCGTATGAACTACCGAATGGAATACCCAAGACAGATTGTCCAAAAGTTAATGTAGAAACACACAAAAAAAGTAAGAATAATAGTTTCTTTTTCATCGTTTTATTGTTTGCATTTGATTAACAATGCAAATATAATAAACTTATTTAAATTTAGCAAGATAATATAAAAATAAAGCCAAAACTTAAGTATAAAGATGTTGAAAAACTTAGTCACTCCACTTTTCTTTTTTCAGAATTATCACACAAAAAAGCACAATACTAAGATATGAAAATACAATATTTTAAAAGTTGAATATTATGTAACTACTTGATTTTTAGATAGTTATATTTGGTAAATTCAAATAAAATGACTACCTTTACATCATCAAAATAATAATAACAATTAAAACAAAAGAGCAATGAAAAAGTCAGAATTTTTAGAGCGAGTTAAGTTCATTAAGGATTTTCTTTCAAAAGGGTTTGAAGATTATATGAAAGAAGATATCACTGGGTCGGAATTCCAAGACCTTATGAGATTAGCGGTGAAACTTACTCCAAACTACTGCGTTCCTTTCGATGATGAAGAGGAAGATTATGAGGAAGCTTTCAACAACGCTCCTAATGATTGCGAAATGGAAAAACTTGATGATTCAGAAATCAAAATGCAGGAGGAGTATTTGTATGAATTTATCGATAATTTTCCTAACTGGGACAGTTCAAAGTTGACACTTAAAGGTGGTAATTCTTTCCTTACAATGTTTGTTTCAGACTACATGATTTAGTAATATAACATAACTGGCAGGAATTTCACCTGCCAGAAAATATAAAGAGCAATGAATTTATTCACAGAAAATGTATATTTTTATCCTACGCCAGAAGATGTCATAAACACAATGATGCTCGGTGAGGATATTTTAGGAAAGACGATATTAGAACCGTCAGCCGGTAGCGGTAATATTGTCAGGTGGTTAAAATCAAATGGTGCAGGTGAAGTTATTGCTTGCGAGAAAGAAAAATACTTGCAAAAGCTATTGGTTGGAGAATGTAATCTTTTAGCCGAAGACTTCCTCTCTGTTACAGCAGAACAGGTAAGCCATATTGATTATATTGTCATGAACCCTCCCTTTAGCAATGGAGTGAAGCATATTAAGCATGCGTTTGATATTGCTCCTGCTGGCTGTACAATTATAGCTTTATGTAATACATCAAACTTGGAAAACTCATATTCAAGCGAAAGACAAGAATTGCGTGAGCTAATTGCTTTATATGGGTGTTCAGAAAATCTTGGTGCTGTATTTGTGGCATCTGAACGAAGAACAGATGTGCAAGTTTCACTTATTAAGCTTTATAAAGAAGCAGAAGGGGATGATGAGTTTGCGGGGTATATGTTCTCTAATGAAGAAGATATACTTGAAGGTAACAAGACGGAAGGGCTTGTTCAGTATAACGTGGTACGTGATATGGTAAACAGATACACATCTGCTGTAAAACTGTTTGACGAAACTTTAGCTGCTGCAAACAAAATAAATGAAATAGCTAAATTCTCTGACGATAGATTTGATTACATGCCTATCAGATTTGCAACGGTTGATGCGAATAGTAAGTGTGTTGACATAACTCGTCATCAATATAAAAAGCAACTTCAAAAATACTATTGGAGGATAATTTTCAATAAACTAAATATGGAGAAGTATGCAACACAAGAATTGCGTAACCAAATAAACAAGTTTATTGAAAAGCAGTCGAACGTTCCTTTTACTATGCACAACATATATCAGGTGCTTAATATGGTCATTCAAACAACAGGGCAGAGAATGAATAAGGCTCTTGAGGAAGCTTTTGATATGATATGCTCTTTCTCGGCAGATAATTCTACTGCTGGTGAGAAATGGAAGACCAATGCCAACTATATGGTTAATAGAAAGTTCATTGTTCCATATATGACCAGTTACGATAGTCGCTATTATAATACATATGTTAGATTAAGATATTCTGGGAATGAGGTTAAAATAAATGACGTTGTCAAAGCCTTATGTTACGTAAATGGTGTTACTTATGACGAGAAACATAGCTTGCGAAACTTTATATATGATAAAGGTATACGCTACGGAGAATGGTACGAATGGTCTTTCTTTCGTATTAAAGCCTTTAAAAAGGGTACAATGCATTTTGAATTCCTTGACGAAAATGTATGGATGCGCTTTAATCAAGTCGTTGCCTCACAGAGAGGATGGGTGTTACCAAAGAAAAGTAGAAAAGGTAAGTAATACTTTCAAAATATACGTTTAAGGTATAGATTTTCAGAATAACGATTTTGATGCGGTGATGATATTTATATATCCACCGCATTTTTTACGTCTATAGGATAAATTTTATTGAAAAATTATTTGAATTTCAAATAAAAAAGTTTATCTTTGTAGACGAAAGCGTGTGAAGATGCACGCAACAGAACTGGTCGTAACTTCAGTGCTCTCAATGGTTTAGTTCTAATGACTATGGTCTGCTTGCGTTCACTCGCATTGCAGGCCATTTTTTTATTTATAAATAAACAAGCAATGAAGAAACATTTTAAGAAAGTGTTGGATGCACTGAGAACAAGTAAGGACATTAAGGCACTTGGGTTCAGTCGCAGAGAGTTGAAGGGTGTTGCTGCTAAGATTGCCGACAAACTTGACTCCGAAATTAAGGAAGATGCTACGGATGATGAGATTCAGGAAGCAGTAGACGATGCCATTGATGCCGCCCTGCCTTTCCTCCAGTTCTCACAGACGATATCTGACAGCCGTGTCCAAGCGTACAAAAATGCTCACTCTACCAATGACGGAGATGATGATGACGACGAGGACGATGTGGAACCAGCAACACGTAAGAATCGTAAGAGTCAGACTTCTAAGAAGAATGGTAAGGTTGAGGACGAAGACGGTGACGACACTCCACTTGCCAAGGCTCTAAAACCATTGATGGATAAACTCGATGGTATGCAGTCGGAAATTTCAGCATTGAAGAGCGGTAAGACCGCCGACAGCCGTAAGGCTAAGCTCGAGAAACTACTGAAAGACACAGGCAAGTTTGGTGAAAGAACGCTCAAAGCCTTTGGTCGTATGTCGTTCAAAGACGATGATGAGTTTGAGGATTTCTTCGAAGAGGTTGAATCAGACCTTGAAGCAGAGAATCAAGAACGCTTAAATCGTGGACTTGAAAAGTTAGGTGCTCCTGGCGTTACAGGCGGTGCTTCTGAAAGTCGTAGAAAGAAGAACGACGAAGAAGTTATGTCCGATGATGAAGTTAAGGCGCTGGCTAAACTTTAGTCATCACAAGTAAAATCAAAATTTTTAGTACAAATGGGTGCAAAAGCTAATTTGGTAAATGGAACTACAAAAGTAATGTCTGGTGTAGATTCTGTTGTTATCCGTCAGTACATCGGAGGTATCGCAGGTGGTGCAACTCTTGACATGACTGACTTCAAGGATGACGTTATTAAGGCAGGTCATCTTGTTATTCGTACACTCGACGAGGACGGTAATTACACTTACAAGCCTATGCCTGTTGCTGACAAAGCCTATAAGGCTCTTCCAGCAAGTCATGAGTATGTAGGTGTTGTTGTTTGCTCTAAGATGGCGAGTGAACCGATGGTCGCTATTATGGATAACGGCCGTGTTAATGACAAGGCTATGCCTTATCCGTTAACTACAGAGATGAGAACAGCTGTAAAAACAGCTCTTCCAAACCTTATTTTTGAACACGATTAACAAGGAGGTTAAAGTATGAAAGAATCACTTTTTTTACAATTTATAGCTTCTATCTGGCCAAAATTGAACCTTTACATTAAGGAAAAGGAGGCTCCTGCAAAGCGTTCGTATCTCCACAAGGAGATGTTGGCTCCAGTGTACAGCTCTGATCAGAAGTGGGAGGGTACATCTGCAAAAACATCTTACGTTGCTGCTGATATGGTTGCAATGGATTCCCCTCTCCCTGTCAAGAAACGTGGAGCTATTGCGTCTTCTAATGGTAAATTACCAAAGGTTGGTATGAAAAAGATTCTTATTGAGTCTGATATTAACGCAATCAACATCATGAAGGCACGCTTTACCACAGCTTCTACAGATGAAGCAAAGAATGCTGAGAAGCAGCGTATTTTGACGAAGTTGCTCAATGATGGTGAGGCTTGTTCTATCGGTATCGATGAGAAGAATGAGGCAAACTTCCTTACAGCTCTTTCAGAGGGTGTGTTGCTTGTCGAGGATGAGGATAACGTAGGCACTGGCTTACGTGTAAACTTCGGTTATCTTGACGAAAACACATTCGGTACTATCACTAAGGGCAAGGTAAGTTATGAGGATATTGAGAATGTCAAGAGTAAGGCTGACACTGATGGCAATACGATTACCACTCTCATGCTTGCCAAGTCTAAGCTGAATGAAATTCGCAAGGAGCGTTGGGCACGTGAACTTGTTGCTGATGCTGATGGCAAGGTTTACACTGACGAAACCACCTTAAATGTTCCTTCTGTTAAGAAGTTCAAGGAAGCGTTTGAGGACGAGTTTGATGTTACACTAAAGGTTGTAGACCGCTCAATCTTGTTCGAGAAGAATGGTCTGCAGAAGAGCAAGAAACCATGGAATGTAGATCGTTTGGTATTCCTTTGCTCAGACGTAGTAGGTTCACTTGTATGGGGTACACTTGCAGAGTCAACAAACCCAGTTGAAGGCGTCAAGTATGCTACCGTAGACCAGTACAAGTTAATTTCTAAGTACTCTAAGACAGACCCTCTGCAGGAGTTCACAAATGGTCAGTCGCTTGTCCTCCCAGTAATTGAAGACGTAGAGCAGATTTATGTCATTGATTGCGCTGAGGAAAAATCTGCAAGCGTAGATACCGAGAAAGAGAAGCTTGACACAGCAGACACCTTTACTACCGTAAATGGCAAGAAGTATAAGAAGGCTGACCTTATTGCTCAGTTGAAGGCTCTCGATGTCAAGGTGGCAAAGAACGCTTCTGATGACACTGTTATCGCGGCTATCAATTCTCTGAGTAACGAACAAGAGGCAACTTTATTTGCTAACGTAACTGCTCAAGTTTAATTATGAAGACAATTTTACAAGCGCTCCAAGATGAAGTTCATTATCCAGTCCCTTTAGGCTTCATTGAAAATAAGCTGATTGAGCGCCAGCTTCAATGTGATGATGACTACACTTTTGAAGTCTCAAAAACAGCTGCATGGAAAGGTGCGCTTGCTGATTGTCTTTACTCTCTCCTGCAAGCCGTAACTTATTCTGAATCGGACAAGAGTGTTGGAACCCTTACAGAGGAAGATAAGAAACGGCTATTAGTCCGCATTAATTCACTTTACAAGGATATAGGCGAGCCTGTAGTTTCACTTGGTCAGCCTATGGTTACATTTGGTGAGTAGTATGTCTGTAATTGATTTTTCCGCACATAGATTAACGTATCAAATTGTGGTACGTGGACATGAAGACCCAGAGACGGGTGATTATGTTCAAGGTGAAACAAATTGGTCCACAGAAAGCTATAAGTGCGATATTGTTCCTGCCGGAAGGGCTAATACTATCCCTATACCAGACGGAAGTGTACAGGCTTACTTGTATACCATTTATAACCTCCCAAGAGATTGTCAAGAGTTTCAATATGGAGATATAATCAAATTGCAATTCTATGGCAAAGGAGAAGGGAAAGTCTTTAAGGTTTTAGGTTTTCATCGTTACCAGCACCAGTGTAAGATTTGGATTTGATATGGCAATAAAAATGACTACGCCCCCAGAGGCATTAGAGAGGTTCTTGATGTCTGCTTTTTCCATTATAAGAAATGAAGTGTCAAATGCTCTTGCTAAATTGGGTGTAGAGTGTGTTGCTAAAATCAGAGATAGGTCAAGCAAGGAAAGTTGGATAGACCATACAGGTAACCTCCGTTCGTCAATAGGCTTTGCTGTCTACGCTTATGGATTGAAAAAGATTCAGTCGTCATTTCAAACTGTAATGGGAGGATCTGATGGTTCATCTGAAGGTCGGAAGATGATAAATAATCTTGCAAGCGAATATTCTAAGGTTTATGCTTTAGTTGTTGTTGCAGGAATGAATTATGCGGAATACGTAGAATCTTTAGAAAGTAAGGACGTATTGGCATCAACAGAGCTGTGGGCAAAAGATGTTATTGATGCTCGCCTTGAAAGGGCAAAGAAGTCCGCTCTCGCTAACATAGAAAAATTATCATTATGAAGTCAGATATAGATATCAAGGATGATGTATGGAAGATTATCAAAGAGTCTTCGCTTCAAAGAGAAGTGAGTGGAACTTTGAAGAAAACATCTGTACGCCCTAAGAACTCACGTTCTGAGGATATTATTCTATCTGTACTTGCTAATAGCACAAAGCAAAAGCAAATAGCTTATGTAAACGTGAATATCTATGTTGTTGACGATTATATTGATGGTCAGAGTGAGGAAAATTCGGCTCGATTAAGAAAGTTATGCAAGATGTCATTCGACCTTTTCGATAATGTGCGAGGAAAGGACTTTAGATTATCGCTTACAGATCCGAATTTTGAATGTGGTCAGAGGGTGATGGAAAGCGAAGCTACTTCTGAGCACGTGATTAACAACAAAGTTTTGTATCAAATCATAAATGAGTAAAATATGGAAAGTAAAGCAATTGGATGGGGTAAATGTAATATCCTTATAAAGGATCTTGATGTGGCTTCTTCAAAGTGGACTAAGCTGCCTACTCCGAAAGAAAACACCACTAAGTTAACTCCTACCAAGGGAGACAAAAAAGAAGCTCCTATCGAGGGAGGAGAGAACGAAGCTGTGAAGTATTCTGCCAACAAATATGCTGTTGAGTATGTATTACGTCGCTTGCAAGGGCGCAAAAAGCCTTTCACGGATGTCAACGGCGTTGTTGCACATCACTTCTCTATCTTCATCCAGCCAGAGAATATAGCAGTTCCAGGACCGAAGATTGACAATACAGTAGTTTCCCTCTCTGACGAGTATAGTACAGAGGAAGGTGGTCTATTGACATACACCCATGATGCATTGAAGCCGGACAGTGGAAACATTGTCAAGTGGGGGACTATCGCAAAAGACCTGTCTACAGTGGCGGCTGGTGAAACAATTGAAGATGCTGATTTTGTCTTCACAGATGTTGACTTGTAAAATAGTCTTCTTGGTAAAAAGCGCTATCAGGGTAACTGACAATGCGGAAAGACGCATGACAGCCGGACAGACGGCTATATCGCAGGTTGGAGAAGTGGTATCTTGTTACTCTCATAAAGTAAAGGACGGTGGTTCGAGTCCATCACCTGCAACAAAATATAAAGATATATGGATAAAGAAAAGCAATTAGAATTAGATATTGCCGACACCATCATAGATAGACCGAAAGGGTTCAGTGTTGGTCGTCGGCATTTTTACTTATACCCCGTAACGTTGGGTAAGATGTATTTACAACAGCGTATTATAGATACTTTGAATATTGACAACGACTTGCTTCAAAGGAATCCATATGCAGAAGCTTTACGTATAGTATCGACAAATAAGGAAGAATGCTGTCTATTGCTTGCTTATCATACATTGCAAAAAAAAGAAGATATATTGAGTAACAGAAAGGTTACTATACGGAAGAATATATTTTTAAAAGAAATAACTAATGAGGATATAGCAACATTGCTCATAACATGCATTTCTGATAACAAGGTAGAATTGTTCCTCAGACATTTAAAGATAGATGAAGAAATAGAGAAGATGTCAGAGGTAAGCAAGGCTAAAGATGACAGGTCAACTTTGAGTTTTGGAGGTAAGTCAATATACGGAACACTCATAGATGCTGCCTGTGAGAGATATAAGTGGTCTTTTGATTATGTAGTATGGGGGATAAGCTATACCAATTTACAATTACTCTTAAAAGACAGCATTAAGTCTGTATATCTCACAGATGAAGAAAGGAAAAGGGTACATATCAATGACAGTTCTGTAACGGATGGGAATAGCAAAGAGGCTGTCATGGAGGCTATCAGTAGTATGAGTTGGAAATAATACTTTTGTTTACGAAATACACATTACAAAAAAGGAATGGCTGGATTAAAATTTGATATAACGGGGGATAATGGTAATATGCTTTCTGCTCTTCAAGGTGTTCAGAATGGCGTGAGACAGACTCAGAGAGTCGTTGAACAGAGTGGACATAGTATAGAACAGTTGTTTGGCAAGATACAATCGGCTGCAGCTGGAATTGCAACTGCTTTTTCAGCAAAAGAACTAGTTTCTAAAGTTCTAGAAGTTCGTGGAGAGTTCCAACAGTTAGAAGTTGCTTTTTCTACCATGTTAGGTAGTGCAGAAGAAGCAAATAGTCTAATGGATCAGCTTGTTAAAACAGCTGCTACAACTCCTTTTGACCTTAAGAGTGTGTCTGAAGGAGCTAAGCAATTACTTGCTTATGGTACACAAGCTAACGAGGTGAATGAAACTTTGATACGCCTAGGAGATATAGCTGCGGGTTTGTCAATTCCTTTAAATGACTTGGTTTACCTGTATGGAACCACCATGACGCAAGGTAGAATGTTTACTCAGGATTTACGGCAATTTCAAGGTCGTGGTATTCCTATTGCAGATGAATTAGCAAAGATATTTGGAACGACAAAAGACAAAGTAGGAGAGCTTGTAACTGCTGGAAAGGTAGGTGCAGCCGAGGTTCAACAGGCTATTGAGAATATGACTAATGCAGGTGGTCGCTTTGGCGGACTTATGGAAGCTCAATCACACACTATCACTGGTCAGATTAGTAATATTGAAGATGCTATTGATTCAATGTTTAATGATATAGGGAAAGCCAACGAAGGTGTAATTAATGATGCTCTTGGTGGTGTATCTTACCTTGTAGAACATTGGAAAGAAATAGCTCAAATAGTTCTTAATGTAGCATCAGCTTATGGTGTCGCAAAGGCAGCTGTAGTTGCATGGAGCGTCTATCAGAAGATACATAATCTTCTTATGGAGAAAGCTGCTGTTCAGATGGCTTTAGCTAAAGCTGAGGGGATAGCTTTGTCCGAAGCTGAGGCTGTTGCGTCTGTTGCTACTATGGGGTTCAGTAGTGCTCTTAATTCCTTAAAAGTTGCGATTGCTTCAAATCCAGTAGGAGTGTTAGCTGTTGCTCTTACAGCTGTCTTCACTGCTATGCAACTTTTAGACGATGAAACAAATGCTGCTGCTATAGAGTCTACGAAGTATGGTGATTCAGCTGCAAAGTCTATTCAGAAAGTAAGAAGTTTGTCTGATGAAGTAAAAGGCTTATCTGATTCAAATAAAGTAGTAACAACAAGTACAAAGCTTTCAAAAGATGTTCTAGAAGAATTAAATAAAGTCTTGGAACAGAACGGAGTGGCTCGTATTAAAGAAGGAGACAAAATAGATATTGTAAATAAGAAGCGTGAATTAGCAATATCTTTAATCAAAGAAGAAGCTATTGAGCGACAGAGATTAAATAATATTGATGCAGGGAATCAGGCGTATGAGGAAGAAATAAAAGCAGCTAAAGACGAACTATTTAAAAATTTCTCTAAAGCTACATTTAGGGATTCTAATGATAGTGGTATGTCTGATAAAATAATGCAGATGATTTTTGGTGACGCTGATAAAGTTAGAGAAAATGCCAGATTGCTAACTAATATTTTTAGTGACACTGTTGAGCAGTTTGCTCCTACGCTTGCTCAGAAAACAGGAAATGCTTATAAAGCCGAGATGGCGAAGATGTTCGCAGAGCTTAAAATGAAAATGAAAAGCGTTGGTTTCTCTGATAAAGAAATAAAGGAAATTTTTTCTAAGCTAGGAGATGGAGGATGGTTTGCGAATGTTCAATTCATACAAAAATATATAGATAGAGTTAGGGATGCTGCCACACAGAATTATAATTTTAAGAAATCTACAGATGCGGTTGCAGCTGCTGAAAAAAAAGCAGCCGATAAAACTCTCACATTCTCTGACAGAGTAGCTGGTATTAGTAGAGCCCTGCAAGGCCCGAACGATGGTGTACATCAATTGTATAAGAATATCCAAAGATTAATGGAGAAATACAAGAAAAACACTATCGGTTTTGAAATAATATTCTCAGGCAAAGTCCCTTCGTGGATGGATAAAATGGGTATCCCGCAACTTTCTGCATTAGCTAAACGTTTTACAGCTCTTGGAGAGTCTTTAAAGAAAGGGCAAACTATGAATGTGAATGGCAAAACATTCACAAAGGAACAGTTATTGCAAAAGGGTGCAGACTACGCCTCGGCAGCGGAGGCTAAACAGAAAAAAGCTGATGCTGCGAAGGGTAGTAATAATGAGGGTAAGACAAATCCTATTGCAGATCAGAAAAAGAATTTACAGGCTCAACTTAATTCTCTTTCATACAAAGACGCAATAGGTAGAAAAGGAAAAGAACTAAGAAAGAAGATAAGAGACTTACAGGTCAAGGAAAAAGCATATTCAGCCTCTTATGAGACGGATGCTGCTAAAGAAGCAGAACGCAAGAGAAAAGATGCTGCTAAAGAAGCGGAGAAAGCAGCAGAAGATGCAAAAAAAGCAGTCGAGCAGCAGAACGAAGCAAATGAGAGAGCCTTTGAGTTAAAAACAAAGACACAGATAGAGAATGCCCGTAAAGCAGAGGACTTAGCAAACGAAACCGAGCAGGCAGAGATTGACATCCTCAAAGATGGCAACCAGAAGAAGCTCCGTCAAATAGAACTCAATCATAAGAAAGAACAGCAGGCTATTGACAGAGCTTTTGAGGACATTAAGCAACGTCGTATAGAGCAAGCAAAACAAGCATGGGAGGCAAACCCAAAGAACAAGGGAAAGAACTTCTATGAGAGTACATCGTATAGTTATGCTTCATCTGACGAAAGATATACAACAGAAGAGCATACGAACTATGATTTTAAAACAAAGGCAGCATGGCATAAGTATGATGAAGAGGTTAAAAAGATACAGGAAGAGGAGAAAGCAACTAATGAGAAACGTGCTTTAGCTATCATCTCCTATCTCAAAGAGTACGGCACAATGCAAGAAAAGCGTCTCGCAATAGCAAAGGAGTATGACGCTAAGATTGAGAAAGCCGAAACAGAAGGAGATAGACTCTCTCTTAATGCACAAAAAGCAAAAGCAATAGCAGACTTTGATTTAAAAAACGAAAAAGACAATCTCAACTGGGATGAAATCTTTGGAGATATTGGGAATCAAACGATAAAACAGCTAGAGGTAGTAAAAGGCAGGCTTCGGGAAATGCTTTCATCCGATAACCTCAATGTGACAGACTACAAAGCTATTGTCGAGCAGATAGAGAAAGTAAACAATGCAATAGTCGATTCACAAGATAAGCAGAAGAAGTTCTTTAATTTCTCCACAGAACATGGCAAGGAACGAAGAAAGTTAGAGATGGACGTAGCTGACGCCTTAGAGAGGCAGGCGTCGGCAGCAGGTAGATTATCTGTTGCTACATTGAGAAATATGGAAAAGCAACGGAACGCTCGCCAGTCTGTTGAAAATGCAGGGGTAAAAGTAGACGGAGATATTTCCACTGCAAACATCGACAATATCCTCAAGCAGATAGAGGATAAATACGGCAAAGATAGTGCTCAATATAAGGAAGTCCAAAAAGCAATGGATGCTCTTGCTGCGAGCGAGCGTGACCTTATTAATGCAAACGAGCAAAAAAAGAAATCCGACAACGATGTTTCAAAGTCACAAGGGAAGTTAAACAAGTTCATAAACGACTTTAATGAGAACATGAAAGCGTTTATGTCTGCTTTCAGTTTGGTATTGAATAATCTTAATGACATCCCCGACCTATTATCGAAGTTTGGCGTTTCTGATGATAGTGACCTTATGAAAGGCGCAAAAGAGATAGTGACAGCAGGCAAAGAGGGTATGCAGGCTATTAAAGACTTCCAAAGTGGAAACTTTGTGGGGGCTGCTGCTCATGGCATGGAATCGGCTGGAGCTATCGGGAGAGCTGCTATTACTCTATTTAGTGGTAATGAAACCGCCATGGAGAAAGAGATAGAACGCCTTGCAAAAGCTAATGAGGGACTTTCTAAGGCTATTGATACGCTTTCAAATAACATTGAGAAGAAAGATAATACAAACTCTCAATCTGTCGATGCGTATAAGAAAGCCAAAAAGGCAGAAGAAGAATGGGAATCCAATCAAAGGAAAGCTATCAATAATAGAGCAAAGGAATACGCTAATACAGGTTACGGATTCTTAAAGCTAGGTGGTAGAAGTTCCTTTAATGCGTTTGCAAATGAGAATAAAAAGATATGGACTAGCTTTAATGCTACTCTTCAATCTTTAGGGTCAGATAAGCGAGTAAGCAGAGCCGAGGATTTATGGAATCTTTCTCCCGAGTTATTAAAGCAACTTCAAGCGAACAATAATACTGCATGGAGAGAATTATTTAATAACAAGGGACATAAGAATCCAAAGGAGTTGGTAGATGAGTATATTGAGCGTGCTGGCAAAGCTGAAGAATTAGCAGATAAACTCAACGAGAAACTAACAGGATATTCTTGGGATGGCTTTAAAGATAGTTACTTGTCTGCACTTGAAGATATGGAGAGTGACACAGAAACCTTTGCTAATAACATTAACAATGTCATTGGTAAGGCTATTCTTAACTCTCTCGTCAATAGTTCTGATATTCAAGAAAGGATTAAGAAAATTCATAAAATGATAGCTGACGCTGCCGAAGATGATAACTTTACAGAGAATGAAGTAGACGCTATCAGAAAGGAGAATAGTAGCTTATCAGATATTCTTTTGCAACGTCGTGAATCGCTAAAAGCTATGGGGTTACTTGTTGATAGCAACGAATCTCAAAAAGCAACTGCTAATGGAGTGACATCAATCACCTTTGAGCAAGCAAGCAACATCATTGCACTCACAACGGCAGGGAATATCTCACGTGACCAGATTAAGGACTTGATTACCGCCAAATTAAGTACAATAGATGTATCTGTGCGAGGTTTACAATCACTAATCGGGGAACAAAGAAATATCGCTGATGAATTAAGAACGATACAGGCTAATTCATACTTGGAATTGCAGGGCATTCACGAAGATACAACATCTATGAATAAAACCTTAAAAGAGATGAGTAGTAATGTATTAGATATTAAACGGAATATTAAAGATATGTAATTATGGTAGACTTGTTAATAAATGGGAGAAACGCACTCACTGAATGGGGTATACGCATGGGAGATGGGTTTCTTGATACTCTCAATAGTTATTATCCTCTAAAGGATTATATAACCAACAATGATAGATTGCGTGATGGCATGCAATACGCTAATATTACTCCTAAAGTAAACGAACGCAGTATTGTCCTAAACTTCACGATGGAGGGCAGTGATGCGGCAGATTTCAACGCAAAGAACAAATCCTTTGCCGAAATTATGAGGATGGGAGATATTACGATACAAATTCCCGATGATAGTCCCGATGTGTATCATCTTAAATACACTGGTAAGAGTTGCACCTTTGCACGGAATACAGAACGAACCTTTGCAAAGTTCGGACTTGCTTTCATAGAGCCGAATCCGACCAATAGGATATAAAAAGAGGGTAGCTTAGCGGCTACCCTTTATTTACATTCTTCTTTGCTCCTTGCTAACCCAAGAGGTAAAGGATAAAATGTAATGGTCGGGTAGTATTTCACATTCCCATTAAACTCATTTATATCTTTGATGTACGCCAACATTATCCTATCATCAAATAAGCACTTTAAAGGGTACGCAAAGAAAGGTTCTCCGATATCTTTAGTAAAGCGCATATCTATCCAATCATACTTGTTTGATAGAAATTCATATGCTTTAATATAGTGCCGTCTTGATGAAATTGTATCGTTTACTTTGACATCTATTGATACTGATATATACTCAACCTTATTTTTAGCAGTATTATCCCTTATGAAAACACTACTATTTAGCCCTAAATATTTACCCCTATACATAACTGTTGTTATGTTAGGTTCAGAAATATCAAGACCATCAAGAAAATATCCTAATTTCGTTAAAGTTTTCACAAAAGGAACACGATTATTATTCATGCTTATACCCATAAAGTAAGTATATTCTTGACATAAAGCTGGTGTAGATACAAGTATAATAATAAGTGCAATAATGTACCTTCTCATCTTAATATAGTGTTTAGTTATTACTCCGCAAAAGTAACAAACAAAAACTATTTTTCAGCATTATTAGAAACTTTTTTTGCTTCTAATACGATTTTTTCTCCACAATGGGGGCAAATAATAGTATTTGATGCGTCCTTTTCGTCTGCAAAGAACTCACTTACATTACAATTAATAGCATTTGCAATGCGCTCCAATGTGCCAACTGTTGGGTTACGGCTCATATTTTGGCTAAGTGTAACCCTTGAAATTCCCATTTTCTTTGCTACATCTTCTATTGTGTAGCCGCGCTCTTTTATTACCTTTTTTATATCCATATTACATGTTGATTATAAACTACACTGCAAAAGTATAAAGAAGAAATGAATAATGCAAATATTTAGGTGTTTTGTTTGACTAAAATCAACCTTTTGTTAATTTATGTAATATTATAAACATAAGTACCCCTTATTTGCTAACGTTTATTAAAATCATACACTTTTTGCGCAAAACATTTGTTTTGTATGATTATAGTCATTACCTTTGCGTTGTGATTAAGAAACAAATATAAACTATTAAATATTACGATTATGAATGCAACCTACATTTACACAGATAAGTTCGATACCAACAAAAAGTTGGCAAACAGAGCATTGAAAGCAATGAGCCAGATATGCGACTACGACAATGGTACGATACGCAACCCTCACGAGTTGGCGAGTTCAGTAATGCCTGACGGTCGCACGCTTATACAGACCATCTATGAAGATGGCGAGGTGAGATATAACGATGGTTGGTACATTGTAGAGGTAGATGACTTTCAAATGTATGTAGCTCTTACAGGCAGTGCAGAGAAAGAAGTTGGTGAGATACCTTACATACAAGACGTTGAATTAGATTGATAAACAACTTAAATATTACGATTATGGCAACAACATTCAAAAACACGATGAGAGAAGTAATGATGCTTGCATGGCAATTCGTTCGCAAAAATGGTTATACACTATCTGAAGCGTTAAAGTGCGCTTGGGTTAATATCAAGCTAAAAGCAGCCCTTAGCAAGCGAGTAGTTAAGTTCTACTTTCAGAAGGTAGATGGCAGCATACGTGAAGCATATGGCACTCTTATGAGTGAAAGAATACCAGCAACAAAGGGTACAAAGAAAACAGCAGACACTTGTCAAGTGTACTTCGATACAGAAAAAGACGAATGGCGTTGTTTTAAGAAAGCAAATCTTGTAAAAATAGCATAAGTTATGAACGCATACGAGAAATCAAATAAGATTGAGGCGGTAAAATTAAGCCGCCTCTCAAAGAAAGAATATAAGGCGGTATTGTCAGCTACTGAAAGCATATCAGACCGTCAGAAGAAAGCACAAATGCTTTGTGATTATCTTTCTGCACGATTCAAAGTGCCTGCACCAGTTGTAAGAGTAGTAAATCGTGCTCAACCACATAGCACTGGTTATCGTGGTACGTTGAGGCGTAAGACTTTAGGCACTTATACGCCTGCATTGCAAGTAATAACATTGTATAATATCACTGCTATAAAGAAACAAGTAGTTTCAATTAAGCAGATGGCAGCCACATTGCTGCACGAGTATTTACATCATTATGATTTTGAGGTGTTAAAACTCGGTGCGTCACCTCATACAACTGGGTTCTATAAAAGAATATCAGACTTAGAAAATAAATTAAAATAGGCAATGTGGGGCTATCACCCCCACACAAAACCTACAATAAGCCACAACTAAGACATTGTGGCTTTTCTATTGTCCCCTACTCTACCATTTTATTATATGCTCGCTAACTTTGTGCGTATGGTAATATACGACATCAACGGCAATAAGATAATAGATGCAACGCTTACAAGTGGGGCAGAACATGAGGAAGAGTTGGGGAAGTCTAACTTAGTACGTTTGTCATGGCAAAGCGAATTAAAGGTTACTTTGCCTGCTGGTGCGTATATCATACCTTTTGATGATGGGTTGAAGTATAGGCTACTCAACTCATACACACCGAATGAAGATAGTACGGCTTTCAAGTACACCCCCGAATTTCAGCACCCTTTAATGTGGCTTTCACGTGTGCCGTTTCTCTACGATACTACAGATGCGGATAAAAACCCTATCAAGCAGCAAGAATGGTCATTTGAGGGGTTAACGACAAATGCACTTGAATACGCTTGTAAGGCTATCAACGAAGCATTAGGAATAACAGAGAAAGCGCAGCAATTCACTTACACCCTTTGCGGTAACGTGGATGCGTCTGTTTCATTCTCGGTATCATCGAATGATATACTTTCTGTATTGTCTGCTATTGCTCAGGGGTGTAAAAACAACTCATGCGAGTGGCATTTATCATGGGAGCACAAATCATTGTACTTCGGTCAGATAAGTATTAATCTCGGCGAAGAAGTACCAACGTTAAAGGCGCATGATAACGTACAAGTGCCTAACATAAGCGATAGCAAGGAGAATTACTATAACTGCTTCTATCCACAAGGCTCAACAAAGAATATGTCTACAAAGGCACTTGTTGGCACTGGCAACGTAGCTACCCTCCTAAGGTTAGGACTTGACAAGGAGACCTATCCAGACGGATGTATCTATGTAGACACGGATGGGAATATTACAACAAAGGCAGCTTTTGACGCTTCAAATGCTATCAAGCAGACATTGGCTCTCTCCTTTGATGATGTTTATCCTCATATCGACTTGTATGTTTACAATGTCCGTAAGCACGTGTGTTATCTCAAGAATAGCCAGACAAAGGAAATAGAGCTTGACAGCAGGGGAAACAAAAAGACCTATACTATTTGGTATATGCGCCTTGCTTTCCCATCTACAACACAGATAGCAGGCAAGAATGCTATCAATATAACTCACGATAAGAACGAAAGTGGAGAAATCATCACGCACTATTGGTATGATTATGAAATAGACCGAACAAAGCAGGTATTACAGGGTTACACGCTCAAAGGAATATTCAAGGTTAACACCCATGCCACAGATGGGCAATACGACGCACTGACACAAGGGCTTGTAGGGCAGCCAAACGGGCAAGAGGGCTTTGAACTCCATTACCACGAGACGAATCAGAATATCTCAGAGAGCATCTCAAATGGTGATAGTGGTGTATCTATCATCAAGGGCGACTATGAGATAATCAAGTATCAGAGTGGCGACACCATCATTCCTACCAACGAAAGCGAAGGTCTTTACCCACGTGGCAAGAACCTCCCAGACTTCACTTGTAATATGGTCGTGCTGTTTAACATCGTTATGGGCGAACACGAAACAAAGCTCGCTCAAGCGGAATTAGCAGCACGCACCATCAAGGAGATAAACAGACGGACGCAAGACAATAACAATTATTCCTTTGCGTCTAATGCGGTTGTCTTTGCGGAGCGTAACCCTAACCTTTACATAGGTCAGAAGGTAGTCTTTGACGATGGGCAGGGCTATAAGTTAAATACACGTGTTATCAAGCTGGTTACGAAGCTGGACTATCCAATCATACAGGATATTGTCGTTGGCAATCAAGCCGTCAAGGGTACTATCTCTCAACTCAAGGAGGATGTGAATAATATCCTTTCGGGTAATTTCAGCGGTGGTGGTATCAACGCTAGTCAGACCGCCGAGATAATCAAGAACTATGTTGACCCACGTTTCCTCCGCAAGGATTCCCCTGACACCGCACAAGATCTGATAACGTTCCTCAAGGGCATTGCTATTGGTGGCAGCTATGGCATTGACAAGGAGGGTGTGGCACGACTGGAGCAGCTCGTGATGGGGAACTTTGTCAAGGATAATAGTGGGGCGAGTATCTATCAGGATGAGCAGGGGCAGTGGCACGTGGAGGGCGATGTCTTTCACGTGAGAAAGAAGCTGACCGCAGAGGAGGTGGAGATAATGAAGACCTCTCACATCAAGGGCAAGGTGGTAAACTCTGCTGGTGGCTTTGTCATCTCACGAATAGAGAAGATAAATGGTGCGTGGCGTTGTTACTTCCGCCAGCAGGATGCCGAAGGACGCAGGGTGTATAACTCTATGCGTGTGGACGATTTAGCGTTGTGCGAGACGTTCAACCTCGTTGACAATAACGGGCAGGCAGCGAATCATTACTGGCACCGCAGGGTTACGAGCGTGGGCACGGATTACGTGGATGTGGCGGATAACACACAGGCGGATGATTACGCCAGTGGGAGCGATGAGCCGCAGGTGGGCGACGATGTTGTGCAGTTAGGTAACCTCACGGTTGAGGATAGACAGAGTGCTATTATTCAGTCGGCAGCTGGCGAAGGTGCGCCTTACTTTAAGATTATAAAGGGCATCAATTCTTTTACCCTTCCTGACCCTATCTTCCTTTTTGATAAGCAGAACTTCGAGATAAGGGTCGAGAACCCTGCTAATCGTGGTAAGTATATACGTCTGCAAGACTTCTTGGAATCTATGCAGGGACGTATCAATGCTGTGCAACAGCAGTCAGACAAGCAACTTGTTATTTGGTTTGGTGACGTGGTACCAACACTCACCACTGAACCTGCTAACGAGTGGGCGGACGAAGCTACAAAGGAGATGCACCTGCATGACATCTACTATAATCGAAGCTATGCAGAGACGGGTGGCGGCAGGGCGTATTCGTTTGAGAAGAATCCAGACAACACCTACTCTTGGCATGAGATTACCGACGCTGACGTGTTGAAGTCGCTCGAAGCAGCTAAACGAGCACAGGACACGGCGGACGGCAAGCGCAGGGTGTTCGTCAAGGCGCAGCCCACGCCACCATACGATGAGGGCGACCAGTGGGCGAATGCCACTTACGGCACGGAGTATCAGAACGACCTCCTTGTGTGCGTTAAGCCTAAGAAGAAAGGCGATGCGTTCGACATAGCCGATTGGCAGTCGGCACAGGCGTACACCACGAAGAAATTTGAGGCACAGTTGAAAGTGGGCGATAAGACGATTGACGCTGCCATTCGTGACCTCCGCACGGGGCTTGAATCGGTGGGAATGCACTTAGACGGCGAGAATAGTACGCTTACTTTGGTTGCGAACAAGACCCGTGTACAAGCCGCTGATGGAACGGAATCAGCCGTATTCAATGCTGATGGCACGATTGACGCACGGCACATCATTGCGCAAGGCACGGAGGACAGAATAGAATATGGTATCATCGATGGGCGTGCTAATCTTATCATCAAGGATAAGCAGGGCAACACGATGTTACTCTTGAACCGCAACGGCATTGTTTTGCCAACGGATATTACTGCCTACGCACGGCGCAAGGCTTTCACCATGACGGTCAAGGACGCATCAGACGGTGTGTATGTTTCGGTGCTAATCAGCCTCACGCTCTTTGTGCGCAACACGGGATTTGAGCGCAGCACCTTTGGAAATAATATCCGTATTGAGGTGGATGTGCCTATCTTAGGTATTAAGGATTTGGTTGTACCCGTTGGCGTGGTCGAATCCGCAGGGCAGGGCAAGACGCTGAATGTGGACGAAACGGGCGAGATATTATATGTTGCCACGTGGGATAAGCAGTACAAGGTTGGCACACCCATTCCCTTAACTCCCGAGTTCGAGTACAGGGTCTTGTGGCGCAACAAAGTGATAGATAAAGGAACGGGAGAAATAACGAGAATGCACGAGGGCAGTTGATTCCACTAGCTAAGAAAATGAGCAGTAGTGCTCGCAACGTTGACCAGCGGTGCTCACAACGTTGACCAGTAGTGCTCAAAACAACATATCGCACCACTCACAAAACAAAAGCCCCAAGGGCGGTGTTGAAAGGGGCATAAATAATTTTAATTATGGACGCAATATACAAGTTTTTCAGTAAGCTCGCCAGCATTGGCAGCGACAAGTATCTGCACATGCTTGCAGGATTAATCGTATCGATGGTAGTATGCCGTGGGCTGCACGCCATTGATGCAAGTTTGTTATTATCGCTCGTACCCGCTTTCATTCTCATGTTTGGCAAGGAGAGCATGGACTATTACTTCCGCAAGGAGCTGTTCGATTGGCACGATGTCGTGGCAGGGATGACGGGAGCACTATTGGGTATAGGGCTCTATCTGTTGTAAGAAAGGAGGGGTATTCGTATGAACTATTTAGAACAATTTAAATACGTAATGTGTAGTGTCATCAGCGGAATGCTGAGTTTATTCTTTCCCATAAGGGACTTTATGTATGCTATGCTTGTAGTCTTCGGAATCAACTATATCTTTGGATTAGTTGCAGGACTGAAACATGGTGAGGAGTGGAACTTTAAAAAATCAATGGTGTTCTTCTATCATTGTTGTTTATTCTTCGTAATGTCAGCTTCTATTTTCATTACAGGCTATTTCCTTCATGCAGGAGAAGAGACGCTCGGAGTTGTAAAGGCATTGTGCGGTGTGGCGATTTGGTTTTACTCTACGAATATCGTCCGAAATTGGAGAATGATGCTCATTGAGGATACTACAATGTGGAAAGTGGCAGGTTTTGTTTATTACGTTCTGACACTGAAAGCGATAGACAAAGTACCGTTCCTTAGTGAGTATCTTAAAACATCTCACGTCGATATTAACGACAATAAACCCAAATTCGATTAATGTAAGATGAGAAATATAAAATACATTGCGGTTCACTGCACCGCGAGCCATCAATCCATGACGATTGAGGGCTTAAAGCAGGAGTTCAAGCGTAAAGGCTGGGTTAATCCTGGTTATCATTACGTGGTATCGCCAGACGGAAAGATTACACAGTTGCTTGATGAGGAGAAAGTAAGCAATGGCGTTAAGGGTTTTAATTCTGTTTCAATCAATGTTGCTTATATTGGTGGCATTGATACCAATGGCAAACCCGCTGATAACCGCACAGACGCACAGAAAGCAAGTCTGCGTTCCCTACTGAAGATGCTACATAAGAAGTACCCCACAGCCGTGATTCAAGGACATAGGGACTTCTCACCAGACTTGAATAAGGACGGCAAGATAACGCCTAACGAGTGGATGAAAGCTTGTCCGTGCTTCGATGCAAAGACAGAGTACGCTAATCTTTAAGTAAGGGATATATGGAAAAGAAACATTTACTATTCGTTGCAATATTTTTTGCGGTACTTTGCGTTAGCTGTTCGCATAGAGTGTATGTTCCTGTGCAGAGCGTGCGCACCGATACGGTCTATATGGCGAGAAAAGACAGCGTACACATTAAGGACAGCCTTATCATTCGGCAGGTGATAAACATCCGTGACAGCATTGCTATCCATGACAGTGTGGTGATCGTCAAGGACGAGCAAGGCAACGTTAAGGAACGGTTGATCGTTCGCTATCGTGACCGATGGCACGCTACGCAGGATAATCTAACACTGCAACGTCAGCTTGATCGCTATAAGGCAAGTAATGACAGCCTGCGAGCAACAAGGAAAGAACGCATTGAAGTCCCTGTTCCAGTAGAGAAGAAGCTATCCCGATGGGAGAAGCTAAAGATGGATGTCGGCGGATGGGCAATTGGCGCAATGTCTACTTTTATACTTGCATCAGTGGGTTACATCCTGGTATGGCTGCTGAAAAAATATCGAAAGCTTTAGCGTATTAATCCTTGCAAATTCTTGAATAACTTGCAAGAAATTCTATAATGAAGTACATCAAGCTACATCTCACAGAGAGCCGCACGAAAGATAACCGTTTTGTACAAGCATCTATCCGTGGCATCGAAGATAATACGGGTGAGAGTTTTTCTTCCTCTCACCCCAAACTCCTACAAGACATCATCTGCCATGCGCTATCATTGGCACACGGATTAGAGGTGGAGGGCAACAACGGATTTACTTATACATTCCCATTCAAACTAGCATAGACATGGCTAAGACGATAGAACCAATTTACATCCCTAATAAGCAAACGGGAAACCAACTCACGGCTGAGGAATTTAACAAGATTCCCGAGAAGATTAACGAACTCATACAGGAACGCAACGCAGAAGAGGAGCGTACGAAAGCTGTTGTAGCTAAGAACAGACCCTCAATAGGGCAACTTTCCAACGTCAATAGCGAGGCGGATAACCTTACATCGGATACCTGGGTGCTGGTTTGGCTCGATGATCAGTGGACGCCAGTGAAGCTATCAGAGCTTTTAATAGGGCAAGGCGGTGGCGGACAACAGCAGACTATTTTGTACTATCTGCGTGCTATCAATCAATTACCTTCCGCAACCTTGTCTGCCTCTAAGTCGGCTGGTGAGTGCGCTATTCGATTTATGTTTGTCTCTCGCACTAAGGATGTAGGACAGGCGGATTATGTAGATAGTGGCGAATGGGGAACGTACGAAATCTTCGCTAAGGCTGGCGATGGTACGTTCGTTAGTAAGGCTCGTGGTCGCTGTCAGTCGAATACCATTACCACGGTTGATGTCTTCAAGTTCCTTGAGAGTGGACAGAACAATATCATGGTGAAGATTACTGGTGAGGTGACAGGACAAACCTCTCCTGCCTTGGTCTACTCTATCACGCTGTCGGCTCTCTTCCTTTCTATCTCAGAGTTCAACTGGTGGAAAGCCTATCAAGGCGACATTGTGCTGCCTTGCTACATCAGCGGTAATATCTCTAAGACGCTTCATGTGAAGATTACGGGTGAAGGCTACGAGCAGACGTATGAGCGTCAATTCGGTACTGCCACTTATACATCATCTCCTGTAGCCTATACCGTTCCATTCACGAATAAGACAGGTATCTTCCATCTCTCTGCTTGGCTATCGAATGAAGACAATACTGTGCAGACTACTCCAGTAGGCTACGACTTTATGGCGGTGGCTAATAACGAAACTGTGAAGATGGTAGTCGTGAACAACAAGGCGGAGAAGCTGCTGAACTGGTACGAAAATAAGGTATTGGAATACGCTGTATATGACGGCAAGGCTGTTACAACACCACTCTCAATCTTGATGAAGAAGGATAACGAGGTGCTGCAAGAAAATGTGTCTGAGAATACGCTGACACAAACCAAGATGCAATACACGCTTTCGCTTGAGGTCGAGACAATAGATAACTCTGACTTTACGGCGTTAATCGGATTCCGTACTCACCCAACTGACGAGGTGCGACTACGTGACGCTATCCCATTCCCTGTGGATAACTCACAAGGCTATTCAGCTACAGCAGGAGCGGTGTTCTATTTGAATGCAAAGAATAGAAACAACACCGACACCGACCGTAACGTCCTTCGTAACCTTATCAATACCGAGCATATCGGTGCGGAGTGGCAGAACGTAGCCTTTTCACGTGATGGATGGGTAATGGACGAGGAAGGCGCACGTACACTTCGCCTCACGGCAGGCGCACGTCTCACGATTGATTACAAGCCTTTCGCAAAGGAGGCAGCACAAACGGGTAAGACTATTGAGATAGACTATCAGATTAACAATACATCTGATTACGATACAGAGTGTATCTCTATTGCTATGCCTTATCAGAAGGGGTATATCGGATTGAAAGTAAAGCCGTCCTCTATTATGTTCGCAACTCGTAGCGAGCGTAACGCTGATGTGCAGGCGATGAGTACTGACGATGGCGTGCGTATTCGCCTGGCACTCGTTATCTCGCCAAAGAAGTACACCTACGTCTTGAATGGTAATACGTATTATCTTAACCTCGTGTATCTCTACATTGACGGTGTAGAATCTCGCAAGTTCGCTTACTTGCTTACTGATTCTATGCAGATAGGTTCAGGAGGTGGTATCGTTATAGGTTCTGACAAGGCGGACGTTGATTTGTACTCTATTCGTGTGTATGACAGCGCAATGGACGCTGCAAACGTACATCAAGACTATATTAATGCCTTGTCGACTGTCGGTGAGAAGAGTGCTGAAAAGTTAGATAACGACATCTACGATACGCTCGGTACCACGGTCGACTTTGACAAAGTGCGTGGCAAGGTGAATGTCTTTACTTTTGATAAGCCACTCCCAGCATACGAATACGGCAAGTCTTATCGTCCAAAGGGAACACTTGAGATATACCCTAAGGATGGCAACACGAATCTTAACCGATTGACGATTACCAACCTCCAACTGCAAGGTCAAGGTACATCCTCTATGCTCTATTATCTATGGAACTGGAAAGCAAAGGTAGCCAAGGATACGACCATCGTGTATGAGGACGGACAAACGGCACAGAAGAAGTTTGAGTTGTTCAAGAATCTGCCTAAAATCTCAAAGCTGACAGGAAAGAAGAATATCGCTTCTTCTATGCAATATCACAAGATGGGGTCTGTAAATTCATTTACCGACCTATGGAAAGCGGTTGGCTTGACTAATGAGGGTATCGAACAGAACAGCGAAGCACGTGTATCTATTTACCAAGAGACATTTGTAGGCTTCGAGAAACAGACAGCGGAGGACGGTACTGTGACGTATAAGTTCGTCGGTTTGTTCACTATTGGACCAGACAAGGGTGATGCTGCAACCTTCGGATATGATAAGGACCTTTTCCCTGACCTCTTATCTATCGAGGGTTCAGACAACTCTCCACGCTTGACACTCTATCAAGTGCCTTGGGACAAAAGGCGCATCCGTTACAATACGGAGGAGGAAGCATACCAGTACCAAGTCTCTGAACTCTCTTGGGAGAATTGTTGGGACTTGGATTATGCCGACCTCCCTGCGGATGATAAGACTACAGCAGATAATGAGACACGACAGCGTGCAGAGCAGCTCGTTGAATCGTATATCACGGCTTACAATATCATCTATTCGTGCAATACATTCATTGAGCCTTTCAATGGAACGCTTGACGAACTGAATGCTGACCCACATTCAACCCATATCGAGTATTGGATAGCAAAGCAGGACGACTCTAACCAGTACAACCTGTACTATTACGATAGCTTGTATAAGAAATTCTGTCCGTCAACACTCGATAGCGGTGCAACAGTGGTTAATCTCCGTCAGCAGTTAGTCGGAGATAAGTACGGCTTAACCGAGACGATATTCAACTCGGTTAGTGATGCAGCCCAGCTCAATGAGTTATTCAAGGCAGCACGCATTCAGAAGTTCCGTGCTGAGCAGTCACAGCACTGGGACATCAGCGACCTACTTTATCATCAACTATATGTTGAAGCGGTGGCAGCGACCGATAACTGCGCAAAGAACATATATCCGTATAATTTCAATGCAGAATAGATATGGCAAAGAGTAAATGGAAGTTTCGTCAGGATGACCTTGATACTATCCTGACAGTCATCAACCAAGGTTTAATGAAGAAACCTTACCACGTAGAGTATCACGACACCTACGAGGACGGTACGCCAGTATGGAACGGTGAGAAATCCGTACTATGGAACTTGATGGAACAAGCGTACCCAGAGGAGCGTGCGCAGATGATGCGTCGTATGCTTGCGAAGATGGAGGAACTCGGAGGTCTACAAAAGGGTACGCACCAGCAGAAACTCTTTGCATTCTTTGATAAGTACTATTTCTCTGTGATAGATAAATTCTCATCTATGCTCTACAATGAGGATGGAAAGCTGTACGAAAAAATGAAGCTTGCCATGCTGCAAGGTACATATACGAACGATACCGACCCTCTGGGCCAGTCGCTCGGTGATGGTAAGTCACCTGAAGTTGCTTGGGTCAAGAAACGCATCCAATACCTTATGTCTAAGTACAGCTTCGGAGATTACGACGCTAAGACCGCTGAAGGTGCGATAACTGTTCGTACCTCTGCACAGGCGGACGCTACAACTAACTCTATTACATTACGCTTGACTCCTGCAATGAAGCTGTACCCTACAATCGCATACGGTACCACAATCATGCGTGGTGCTCGCACTGATGCTGGTAAGGCTTGTGAGATTATAGTCGATATTAACGGCACGTCCGACCAGCAGCTATCAGTTAAATCAGCAGACTACCTGCTCGATATAGGCGATTGGAGTTCGTATGTCATCAATGGTGCGTTATCTATTATTGGTAAGCGACTCAAACGATTAAAGCTCGGTGATGAGAACGAGCAGAAGGTGAAGATACTTATATCTTCGCTTACGCTTGGCAATACAACCTCCTTAGAGGAGATTGATGTTCAGAATATATCTACGCTTGGAGGCTCGCTCGATATGCGTAGTAACTTCCGTCTGCGTAAGTTCCTCGCTGGTGGGTCCTCGTTAACCGAAGCACACTTCGCAGATGGTGGTGTGCTCGAGGAAGCCGATTATCCAGCAACCACGTCCTATATCGAACTCAAGAACCTCGACCGCCTCACGAACGAGCACTGCAACACTGAAGCCTGCGCACCGAACGTGATGAGCTACTTTGTCAGCGGTTGCGATAATCTTCAACCCGTGAAGAAGCTCATCGATATTATGGATGTACAGGTAGGACAAACCCCTCACGCTCTCCGCTACGTGCGCTGTGTTGGCTTCAATGAAACATTTACAGACGGGCGAGCCTTTGATAAACTCTCCCAGCTCGTAGACGGCACTTACCAAGGAATCGACGCAGAGGGTCAGTACGGCAATGACCCTTACCCTGTCTTGGACGGTACTATCAACCTCACCACTGGTGCGTATCGTGACACCTACGATGCGTTGATGACTCATTACCCAAAACTTAAATTGAACATCGCTAAGTGGTGGATTCGCTTCGAGGACCCAGAGGTGAAGCGCATTTGCGTGGAAAACTGGGATAAGGACGGTGACGGTGAGCTAAGTATGGAAGAAGCCGCAGCTGTTAGTTCCATCGGGACTATCTTTGCAAATCGTACCATAAAAGGGTTTACGGAGCTTCAATATTTCTCTGATTTGAAGAAAGAAAAGAAACCTTTTGGCGAAAAAGGAGCCTTCGAGAGATCTATATTTGGAACAATATCTCTCCCAGAAGGATTAACCATGGTTCCTAATTCGATGTTCCGTTATAGTCAAGGGGAGTGCGTTATAATACCCTCTTCTGTAATAGCTATTGATGAGCTCTCATTTAATAGTGCGAGAATAAAGAAATTAGTTCTCAAAGGCAACAACTATATTGACACAATTAGATATTGGGGAATCCTTGCCGTACGAATTGATACTCTATACGTAGCGTCTCATTTAGTCGAAACATACAAGCAAAGTACAAAATGGAATCGTCAAGCTATGCAAGGTTATTTAGGAAATATCTTACCCCTTAGTGAGTATCAAGAGTGATACTCACTAAGGGGATAAATTCGTTCTGCAACACGAGACCAGCCGTCAGAATGTCTATAAACGTCTATTACGTCGTCGGGAACATATATAAGTCCGTTACCACCGAGCGAACTATCTCCAATATTAGGTGGGGTTTTAGATCTTAAAATGGTAGTCTTAGATCGCAAGGATGGTTGACTCCACCCAAAAGAAGAAATAGTAGAAGGGTAGTCAACGACATCCTTAATATTGTTATCAAAACCTTCTGGTATATATGAGAGTTTCCCCTGTTCGACAATAACATTCTTTAATGACATAAGTTTTTTTCCTGTGACACCTCCGAAGGTATACCAGTCTATAATATCTACACTCTTAGAAATAGTAATTGATTCTAAAGAGTCACAGTCCTTTAAATTCTCATATTCAAGTCTTTTGATATTGGTAAAAGATAAGACCTGTAGATTTCTTATTCTTCTGTTTTCAGCAAAGATAGTCCCGATGGAACCCTCACCTAAACGCTCTTCGTATCTCCTTATTAATCGTTGTGTCTTTCACAGCAGAATACACCTGCGTTGTCTTTATGCTCTGATGACCTAATATGTGTTGTATAATTAGGTAAGCTCGCTCCCTTACAAATTCTTTCCAATACTTGCAATATTTGAAAGAATTTGCATAAATTCATCGAATAAATATTCCTTTTCTCTTGCATCTTTCACGATAATTTGCTAAATTTGTAGGAGAAAAGGATTGAATTCGTATTTGACATAGATTTAGGTTTTTAGTTATTATTAAGGTAAGATTATTTTTAGGATAACCCTGCCAAGAAACTTTGTGTTAACTTAGACGCAGAAGCTGCAAAATGTCTTAAAAAAGCAAATCCCAAGAACGTATCAGAGTGGATAAGTAATTGTATAAAAAAAGCTGCTACAAAAGTGTAGTAGCTTTTTTTGTGTACTCAAGAATTTTTCTCATAGCTTCATCGGAATGCTTTCTCATTATTCGAATGTAGTTATATATAGGTCTGTTTTGCTTCATAGATTGTCCTATTGTATATTCAAGCACCTCAAGAGGAATCCCTAATTCAAACCCATATTGAACAAACGATTTTCTTGCCGAGTAGAAGCATAATCGATGTATTTCTATGTTTTTACCTATTTTTTGTAACGTACGTGCAATGTATCTATTAAAGTTCCTGTAAGTAAATGAATATCCAAATTTAAGACTATTATCGTCTGATTTATACTTGTTTATTATGTTAAGAGCTTCGACAGGTATTGATATCTCTATACGTTTATCTCCACGTTTCGTGTTTTTTGTTTTTGTACGTATGTATTCTATCTCTTTGTCGTTTGAGAACTTTATCGATAATATATCTATTAGGTTTATGCCGCCAAGATAAAAAGACAGAAACCACAAGTCTTTTGCTATAGATTCTATCTTGCTTTTAGGAAAGTATGCCTTTAGCTTACAAAATTGCTCAACAGACAAATCAAGATTTCGTTCTAAAGACTGAGGTATTTTGCAATCTTGGAAAGGAGGTATGTCTTGCTTAACGAAATATCTTTTTCTTGCAAGATTTGTTAAGACACGTAATCTAACGAGGTACATTCCTGTGGTAGTCTGATTGAGCTTTTTCTTATTCCTCAAGAATCTTTCAAAGTTACTAATCGTTGTAGGTGTTATATCCTTAGCTGCTATGTCACCTTTCGTAAATTCAGTAAAGTATTTACAACACCTTTCTATAAGCTCAGCATAGCCAATTCTTTTGTCTTCTCTTAGTTCTTTAACGTACTCTTTACAAATTACACCTATTGCTATGTTTTCGTCTTTCTCAGAGTAGTTAACGAGTCTATTCTTTAACTCCCTTGAAGATAACATAGCAAGTCCGTTAGTGTCATTTAGAATCTCTTGATACTTGTTTAAAAGATTGCGAAGCTGCATGTTTATAATGTCAGCATCGAATCTCTTTACTACTTGACCATTTTTGAACTGAGATAAATCATCTATAATATAAGGTGTGATAATATAAGACGTTTCATGACGATGTCTTACAGCAATGCGTATTTTGTGCTTTCCATTAGAAAGCTGCTTTGCTTTAAAAATTGTTGGAGAAAGTGTTGCCATAATGTTTTGTTAAAATTAAAGGATACTCAAAAGTAACGCAGTTTACGTCAGATTTGAGAAAATAATCTCTTTTTTTTAACTAATATAGACGTAAGTTAGAAAAAGAAAATGCCCAAAACTAAGGTAGTTTAGGCATTTCTTTCAAGTGATCCGCATGGGGCTCGAACCCATGACCCCAACATTAAAAGTGTTGTGCTCTACCAGCTGAGCTAGCGGATCTCCCTATGCTTTTGTTAATTGCGGTTGCAAAGGTACTAAGTTTTTTTGACTATACCAAATATTTTGAGATATTTATTTCTTTAGGGTTAATTCATAGATATTCTTTAATGCTTTTAGGCATCTTCTAGATAAGTGTTGATAGTTGACTCATGAGGGGACGGGGCTATCATACAATATTAATGGTGATGAAAAAGGATAGATGAAGGATTTCGTTTATAAAAAGCAAAACATTTTTACTGTCATTCCTGTCACCCTATCAGATACTTCAAAGTGTTGTTTCACAGCCTATTATGTTAAATGTTAAAAGTGAAAGCAATGATGATTAAAGCCAAATTAAGTTTTTTGTGGGTTCGATAGGGTGTATTTTTTTTGGGTAATTTATACCGCACTCAATTATTTTAAGTAAGTTTGTACGTACTTATTAAACATATATTCTATAATGATGTATGCTTGTATAATGATTAGGTAAAGATAAGTCCATAGCAATGAGATATTTTCTTTTTAGTCTTTTGTTAGTTTTTTGTGGTTGTAGCTCTTATGACTATAAAGTTTCATCGCTACCAAGTATAGAACTTTCCTATCAAGAATTACCAAAGGAAGTAAGGCTTCGCTTGTCATCAATAAAGCCTTGTGACCCTTCAACGGGAGCCCTTCTTGTAGTTGATTCTATAGATAGTTTGATGTATTCGTTAGAAGAGGTAGCTACGATAACGGGACCTTGGATAAGCTTTATAAAGTTGATGGATAATAAAAAGGGATTGGTCTATAGGATAGAGCGGGATGTTCCTGAACCATACATAATACTTGATGGTGCATTGTATATCCCTGACAGATATAATATTCTCTATAGTGATGAGACTCAGAAGGCGAAGTATATAAGGTATCAATTAAGGTGATAGTCTTCTTTTAGTGTGTAACTTTAAAGAATGTAATAAGATTATCATATACAAAAAGGGGGCAATATTAAAAGTCTTGAAAAGGCAATCTTATTTTGCAAGCCACATTAGAATGGTACTAAAGTCTTGTCTTCATTCGAATGTAATCAATTACATCCTTACTTTTAATAGCTCCCTTCTTGTATACTATTTAATTATTGTGTATTCTATTCTTAGTAAGCGAAGAGAGGATAAGTAGCCATCGTCTCGTTTACTTTCTCGCGTACTCTCTTGATTACCTGTTCGTTCTCTGGATCAGCAAGAACCTCATCAATGAGTTCTGCGGTGAGCAACATCATGTCTTCCTTACACCCACGAGTTGTCATAGCTGCTGTTCCGAGACGCAAACCACTTGTCTGGAATGCTGAACGCTCATCGTATGGTACCTTATTCTTATTGGCTGTGATATCAGCAGCAACAAGTGCCGTCTCTGCCACCTTACCAGTAAGGTCTGGATATTTCTGACGTAGATCGAGCAACATAGAATGGTTATCCGTACCACCACTAACAATGCTGAAACCCTTATCAACGAGTGCTTGTGCAAGAACAGAAGCATTTTTCTTTACCTGCATTGCATATTCCTTCCAACTTGGGAGGAGGTTCTCACCGAAGCCAACAGCTTTTGCTGCAATGACATGTTCTAATGGTCCACCCTGGTTACCAGGGAATACTGCAGAATTGAAGAGCATTGACATTGGTTTTATAACGCCTTTCTTTGTAGCAAGTCCCCATGGATTCTCAAAGTCTTTACCCATTAGAATAACACCACCACGCGGTCCACGAAGTGTCTTATGGGTTGTTGTTGTAACGATATGGGCATACTTTACTGGGTTATCCAACAATCCTGCAGCAATGAGACCAGCAGGATGTGCCATGTCAATCATCAAGAATGCACCTACTTTGTCAGCTATTTCGCGCATACGCTTATAGTCCCATTCACGGCTATAAGCTGATCCTCCACCAATAATTAGCTTTGGTTTATGTTCGAGAGCGAGCCTTTCCATCTCATCATAATCCACTCTTCCCGTCTCACGATTCAGTGTGTAACCAACGTGGTGATAAAGGATTCCAGATGTATTCACCTCACTTCCATGAGAGAGATGCCCTCCTTGGTCAAGGTCAAGACCCATAAATGTGTCACCAGGTTTTAGTACTGCGAGCAAAACAGCTTGGTTTGCTTGTGCGCCAGAGTGTGGCTGAACATTGGCATACTCTGCTCCGAAGAGTTGTTTAACACGCTCAATTGCAAGTGTTTCAACCTGGTCAACCACTTGACAACCACCATAATAGCGTTTGCCGGGATAACCCTCTGCATACTTGTTAGTGAGGTAAGAACCCATAGCTTGCATTACTTCATCGCTAACAAAATTCTCAGATGCAATCAGCTCCATGCCTTTTAGCTGTCGCTTATGCTCCATTTCAATAAGGTCGAAAATTTCTTGATCTCTTCTCATGTGTATCAAAAGCTTTAATAGAGCCCGTGTTTTTCTAGACGAACTCTGGGTTAGTGATATGCTGCAAATATACGAATTAATGTTCTAACATGCAAGCGTATCAAAAAAATAATGTACCTTTGCAGACATAATCTCTTATTCTCTTGATTAGTAAGGGTAATCTCCTGATGAATAAAAGATTTGTTCTGATAATTAAACAACAATATATTATGAAACTTAAAGAGTTGTTTCAAGCCTACGAGTTTGATGAGATTTATCCACAGATAGGTCTTATGTTTCCTAAAGGTCGTCATTTGCGGAATGAGTTCCGTAATGCTTATGACTTGTTATTGAGCATTAATCCCGTGTTATCAAAGAAGCAGATCCGATATCAACTGATGGAAGATCCCGATACAAATGAGATGTTCTTTGGTGCTGACGACCATGATTTCAATGGTCCATGGGATGTGTTATTAGGCAAGGAAGTGAAGAAGGAACCGAAAGTAGATCTCACGAATGAGGAGTTAGTGGCTAATTGTCTGCTTAATACAGTTCTCATTGGTCGTCATCCTCGTCCTTTTGATAAAGACTATCAAGCAATTATAAAGTAG